GATACCTCTAGTACCCATTTCTTTCCTTCTTTCTCTTTATACCCTCAATTGTAGCAAGGGGGTACGACATTTGTCAACTTAATATGGGCGTGTCGTAAGCATGTTATCAAAACGTTATAAACGGGTCGCCCCAAACTGATCCATTTGTCAAGCAGAGCTTGGGGCAGTTTATTGTGATACCCAGCACATTACTCTATCGCCCAACAAGCGACAAACTTGGAGTCCGCTTGATACGGCTAGCAGACTTGGCACGCACACGCACACCCTTAGTCTGGTTGGTAGCACCATTGAAAGTGCCATCTGCGTTGCGGACTACTGCCTTGCTGATACGACCAGCCTGAGTATTCCATACCTCAGTTGCTACTACTAGTTTCTTCTTTGCCATTTATTTATTTCCTTTTCTATGTTGGGTGAGAGTGAGCAGTTTAGCATTGACTTGCTCAGGTCAGGGTTTCTCGTTAGAGAAGTTCCATTACAGAGTTGTAAGTGGAAGCATTGACTTCCTCCTGCTGAGTCATCTTCAGCACCTTGAGGTTCTTCTTCAGCAAGTCCAACTTGGTGGTGTAATCACGACCATAGTAAGTCTGCTGATTTGGGCGTTGTGGTTCTTCAGGCTTCTTTGGGAAACCTAGTGCCTCAGTATCAAACTCAACAGAAATACCATTGTAGCGGTAAGACGAAGTGATACGGATTAGTGAGCCAGCCTCAGTTCCAATGTTTTCTGGGTTGCTGAGTGCCTTGATAGCGTGAGCGATTACATCTTTCTCATACTGCTTTGCGTCAGCCTCATACTGCTTACGCTTATCAGCATACTGCTCAATGTCCTGCTCAACCTTTACGATTTGTGCCTCAACCTCTGCGATTAGCGAAGCGGTTGGGATTTTTACAGATAGCGAACGAGCCATTTGTTTTCCTTTCTTTCTTTTCTTTTTGGGGTTGTATTACTATTGTATCCTACTGCTACGACATTTATACACTTCTAGCGTGGTGTGTTGTGGGCAGTTTATTGTGATGCCCAGCACACTCACACTACTTTACAGTAGTCCAGCGTGGCTGTCCATTTACATCTAGACGGACACGGAACGAACCGCTAGGGTTCTTCACGATTTCCTGAATAGTGCCAGATACGCCTGACTTCTTAGTAGTGAACTGTGAGCCAACAGTTAGAGTGTTCATTTTTGCTTCTTTCTATTTGTATTTTTTATTACCAACTTTTGTTGATAATACTATTGTAGTGGATACCACCGACATTGTCAAGTCTATTTTGATAACATTTTGATAACGACTATTTACTTTTTTTGTCTGCTGATTTCCAACTACTATAAGTATGCCATAGACCACCGACAAAGTCAAATCCAAAACGGGTGAAAAAGATCACAGTTTCATAACGCTGTCGTAACTTGACAAATCAGCCGAAATGGGGCGACCACGAAACGTGCCAGCTGTCAAGCCAACACGCCGTGGTTTTATTTATTTTTTGGTGGCACTGAACAGAATGTCATTGCGATTAAACACACATTGTGAACAGGTTACACATGCACTGCCAGTCTCACTAATAAGTTTAATTTTCTTAGCGTTTTCAGGGCATGGCACTGCAGCCTTATCTTGAATGTTAGCAAAGTCTGCCTTACCTTCTGCAAAAGTCTTAGCAAGGTATGCAAGCTTTACATCGTGTTTCTTCTTGAGTGAAATACCCAATGAACGGTTAGCACTATCAGTACTAAAATAAAGTGATAGGTTAGCAATGCCAGTTAACGGTTCAACAGCGAATTCTGAACGGGTATAGGCCCAAAATTGTGTATCTGCATGCTTAAGAATTACATCCTTCCATGCAAGCACATAAGTCTCATTAAAGAAATCACCATCCCAGTGCAAGCGGAATAGTTTTTCTGCATTACGCTTATCACAGTCTTTCTTGAATGAAACGATCATCTCATCCAATAAGTTATACATGGTAAGATAATCAGTGTCTTTCAATTGCTCCCAATTTGAGAGTAGTACGTTTTTTACTCCCTTGTAGACTTTTTCAAGCTTTCCTGCATAACAGACGCTCTCACATACAACGGTTGCACCAGGGCACGAGTAAGCCTTGCCACTAGGTAATCCAAAAGTGTTTGCGATTGTTGGGGTTTTTCCGTTTGGTGAGACTGCATTAGTAACTTTCCTATCTTTGCTACGAATTAGCATAGTAGTCCTTTCTTTCTTTAAACTATTTTATCAGTAATCTTCGTCTATGTCAAGCCATGCGTCTAGGTGGTGAGCCTCAATAATTGCATAGGCAGGTGCCTCAAGTTGTCCACGCCACGATACGCCTTCAGGCAGGGGAATCATCTTTGAGCCTTCGTCTTCATTGTAAGCGTTAATAGCGTCAATACATACAGGCACCATGCTTAGGGGTACAGGTGGATAGTGGTTTCCACGCAAGTGCATACCAATAGCGTCTTCTAGTGTAATGTTAGGGAATAGGTCTTTGTCTGCCAATTCCATTGCCATGTTGCTGCCCATGTTATCCTTCTTTCGTTTGTTCAATAATAGCACGGTAGATACTACTTTGTCTAGTCCTTTGACGGCGTGTCCTTCTATCTAGGTGAGTGCCACTAGCGTTAGACTTACGAATCTCACGCATACCCTCAGCATAGGCAGGGTTAGCCGTTGGCTTAAACTTAGGCTTATCTTTCTTCATACCATAAGACTAGCATGAACGGGGGACATTGTCAAGTCTACTTAATTAGTTTTTCTTAAATGTTACCAAAATGTTATAAACGGGTCGGGCCCTGTGGATAACTCTGTGGATAAGTACAGAGCCATCCCAGGGGATCCATTTTAGAACGGTGGTTTTAAGTCTCTAATTTCATTCTGCAGCTTCGATATCTTGGTGAAGGCCCAAACATTAGAGAACATGAGTAGGATGATAAAAAATTCCATTACTCTTCCCCCTCCGTTAGTTCTGCGAATACTGCGTCAATAAACTTCTGATAGTTGAAATTAGGGTTATCGTTTTCAAACATTTCTGCGAAACCATCTGCGATTTCTTGAAGAACTAGAAAGTCAATCTCATCAACAAACTGGTTTAGAATGTTAGCGGTCTGAACATAGTCTTTACGGGTCATCATTTTATTTTCTATCCTTTTCTTGTTTTTGTTTATGTTATTAGTTTAGTGTATTGGTCTGACATTTGCAAGCAACAACTGTTAGCGTGTTGCCTTTTAGTTCTACTGTTGCGAGGGTATCGCATTCATCACACAAAAAGATTTCCATTAGTTAGCCTCACAATCGTGTCCAAAATACCATTCCCCTGCTTCTTCTTCATTCCACAGGTCAAACTTGCGATTACATTCTTTACAGGTCATAGTCATTAGTTGTTCACCGCAATCGTTGCCCAAAAGTCTTCAAACAACATTTGACCATTGTAGGTTGGACGAACACGAACAGCATACGCCTCAGCACCATTTAGCCAAACATCATCACGCTTGACGGCTTCAACAATCAAACCATCATTGAAACGGGGACGAACAGAAGAGCGGTAGTAAGTTCCGATTAGGATTTCTTCTACAGAGTAACCTTGAATTTTTGACATTTAGTTGTCCTTTCTTTATTAGTCTTATTATAGTCTATAGGTCTGACATTTTACAACATTGAGTAATTGTCTTGGTGAGCAACACAATCACCAATTTCACCATTTAGGTGGTAGTGAGTATCTAAACCCATTTCAAAAGTCTTACCATTATCAAAAGTGATTTGGCAAGCGTGGGCATTGTGCCCCTTGATTTTTACAACTACGCCATTAGCAATTGGCTTAGTGTAGAACATTTTACGGGCTAGAAATTGACCATTAGGCTTTTCTGAACCTTCGATTTTCTTACGACCTGCGTTAGAATAAAACGCAACATCAGAACCGATTTCAATAGAACGAAACTTTTTCATTTTTAGTTCTCCTTTCAAGAGACTTTCTTTATTTCAATAAGATAAATCTAGCACACATTTCTCTAAAAGTCAAGTCCAAATCGTGTGATTTAGATAACATTTTGATAACGGATTATCTTTACTTATTTAATTGTTATAGTAGAATACTAGCACACAAAATCCAAAAAGTCAAGACGACACGCCGTACAATTCGGACATTTTTTATAACATTCTTATAACGACACGCCCGACAGCGTGGGGGCGACCACAAGCGGATCAGTTTGTCAAGCTGACACGCCAGGGTATTTTTAGAATGGTGGAGCGTTATCCTCTTCGCCATCACGATACCCTTCTGAGTATCCGAATGACTTACCAATACGAAACGCAATGTAGCAAAATACAATGTCAAGCAATAGGTTGAATCCGTTATAGAACATCATTATGCGTCACATCCAATCTGAGGGTGAGAACTAGGGATAACAAACTGACCACAACGGCCACATTCTTCTGAAACGATTTCTAGCAGGTCTTCACCTAGATAGTCTTCGGTTTCTTGGTTTACAGGCATTAGCCCGTCATACTCATTACAACTTGGGCAAACATACGCATAGGTAGTGCCGTAGCAATAAACACAGACACGAAGGTCTTTGTCTACATTCTGAAACTTGTTCATTAGTTTTCCTTTCTTTATGTATTTAGTTTAGCATTAGGGTCAGACATTTACCACTTACGGGTTGAGCCTTTTGCCTTAGCCAACTTGGTCAAAGCCATTAGTTGCTTTTCTTCATAGTCTGTGATATCCCAATCTAGAACCTTGTCAGCATACTCAAGCAGACTAGACAACTCTGTTTCGATTTCCTCTAGGGTTGAGTTGTGGTTGATGTATGGGTTAAAAGCAAGTCCTTTTAGCATTTTCTGTTCCTTTTCTTTCTATACCTATACAGTAGCATAGGGGTAAGACATTGTCAAGCCTTTTTATCGGCGTGTCGTGTATTTAATTATAACGATTTGATAACGGGGGGCGACCACATTTTAGATCATTTGTCAAGCACCTCTATGCGGTACCTACTAGGGTACCAACAATAGAGAGTGCATCACATGATACACGCAGTGCAACACCTTTAGGAAGTTTTGCAGGGTATTGTTCTAAGAATTGTTTTACACTTTCTTCACTAGGAAGAGATACAGTAGAAACATTTCCATTAAAGCTTTCTAGTCTTATTTTATACATAGTTATCCTTTCTTTAGCCGAAATAAACGGCACCTTTCACATCTTTGTGATTAACACATACATTTCCACGAGGGATTTCTACATGGCATTTGATACATTGTAGAGTTACTTTAGCATTAGTTAAGATTGCTAATTCTAAATCAAGTTTTTCTGAGGTAGTAGCCTCATCGAATGATACCCAACCAGCACCGTTTTCATCTATACGGAATATTTCTAGTGACATTTTTATGTCCTTTCTTTTTAACTTTCTAGGATAAATCCTAGCATAGGGGTCTGACAAATAGGGCACTTATTTGCTAATGCTCACTGTGATTTACACCACATTTATTTGATTAGGCTCATTACCTTATCTGTCCTTTATTTAATTGTTTATAGGAGTATCCTAGCATAGATAGTCCAAAAAGTCAAGGGACAAATCGGACATTCTTATGTGTTTTAGGTCACATTTTGGGGCGACCAGGGATCGGAGCTTTTGTCAAGTAGACACGCCCAGAAGGTGGGCTTAGATAAAGCCACCAGACTCGTGGATAACAATTGCTAACTCTACTACAGCCAAAGCAATTAGCCCTACTACAGCAAGGATTACATATAGGTTGTCTGAGAAGAAGTTTTTCATTTTAGTTTCCCTTTCTTTATATGTTTATATTATTACATAGGGCAGACATTTATACAAATACCTTTTCCCCATTTTCTAGGTAGTAGATTTCGCAAGGGTGGGTTTCACCTTTGGCGGTAGGGCAGTAGTCTACACTACGGCTACTAGCGTGGTTAGTCATTCCCTTTAGGTAGTTATCCTTAGAAAAGTAACCCTTCATTAGGTAGATAGTGTGTTCCCAACCCCTACCTGATACAGCAGAGTTAGTTACTGACTCATTACATACTGAACAAGTACCAAACCATAGGCGGTTATCTTTACGGAAACCATCGCTAGGGTTGATTACTGAGAAGTTAGAACCAATTCCATTTTCACGAATTGAATTGAAGTTTTCTTTTGTTATTACTAGTGACATTTGATGTCCTTTCTTTATCTTTCTTTATGTTATAAGACTAGCAGACATCTTCCCAAAAGTCAAGTCAAAATACTGTGTTTTATATCACAATTTGATAACGGGGTGGGGGTGCATCCACACTATATTTTGTTGCTTATTTGTTATAAAACATGTATCGTACACATGTAAAAAATATTCAGATTTTTGTCAAATTGAAAATAGCCACAAAAAATTTTTTTCAGAATTTTTCCAGGAAGCCAAAACTATCCAACCAAATCAAAATAAGCTTATGTGAGACACCACACATATCTGCAATTTGGCGAGGGGACTTCTTGAGTACAATAAACTGCTCATAGAGAAAATCACGTTCTTTGAATTTAACTGAATACATATACTTTCCTAACAATAAAAATAGACCAAATACATTTTAGCATATTTGGCCTATTTGGTTATTTTTAATTTATCGGTTTGTATTGATCAAACCATGCTCAACAAGCAGATCGTATAGCATGCCATTGACATACATTAGCTGAGGTCTTTGCTGAGAAAGAGCTTGCTCAACCTGATCGCTTGGAGCATTTTGCTGAATAGCCATTTGACGATTCATATTGTCAATAGCTTCTGTCATGAGCTGTACAACTTCATCACGTAGCATATCTGTCTCCATTTCTACTAGTAGTAAACCTATAATAGCACATCTTGAGGATTAGTGCAATTTGGGACGGTACACAATCAGCGTAGCTGATCTCAAATAAGACTTACCATTTACCTATAGGACATTTAGCTTGAATCAACGTAGTCTTCAAATGCATAAAACATCCGCACTTAGCACACCTAGCACTCTTTGATCGAAAAAACTCACAACCCTTACATATGTCCAAACGTTGTTCTATTAAGTCTTTATCTGAGCGTGGTTTACTAGGATCGAAAAGATCTGTAAACTTGACATCCCCTGAATTTTCTGTCATAATGATCTATTTTATCATAAAACATGCTATAATTTCAGTATGACAATTCCGAACAGTTCTATACGCCAGCACGTTGTTAACTCTGGCCAAATCATTGCACTAACTACTGGCCCAGATGTTTATCAGCCACTTACAGAGACCGCCTTTGGTTGGTCTGTAATCAAGGATGCACTTGCTGCACTACCATCAAGAGATGGCCTTGTCCTAGCAGATTTCGGAACTGGTACAGGACAATTTGCAGTATGGGCAAAAGACACATACCCAGAAATGACAGTTAAGGCATATGATATCGATCCTGCTACAGAAAAGTACATCAAGGAAAACCTTACAGTACATGCAGGTCTTGCAGAAAATGCAGTAGAAATTAATATCATGGATGTTGCAGCTATTGATGGTCGTACAAAGTTTGATGCTATCATCTCAACACCACCATACTATGCAGATGTCGTAAAGACACTTCCAAATATTTCACACCCACACCAGAATGATCCAGAAGCTGCAGTATTTGGTGGTTACAAGGGACTAGAGGTACAGACCGTATTCCTAGACAAGGCTGCACAGACTCTTAAGACTGGTGGAATTATTCTTGTTGTTCACGCACGTTCAGCAAAGGATGATATTGCAACTATGCTTACAGAGCGTGGATTCTCAAATCTTTCATATCACCAGGATTCAAACGTCTCAGAGTTGCTACCAGTTGTAGATGCTGGATTCACACTAGCAACAAAGTAACCCATACTTTAGCAATTGCTCACTAGTTTCTAGTGGGCTTTTTGCTTATTTGGGGATGGATATCTCTATATCACGCCGAACTTGTCCGCTGGACTTAAAAACATTTTGTCGCTTCGCTTTTATCCACAGCATGTGAATAACTGTCAAAAAATAAAGTATAATTGTTTTATTATGACAAGCCTCGAAATCACTCAAATGATAGTTGGAATCCTTGTTTCCGTCGGAACTTTTATTGGATTATCTGCAGCTGGAATTAAATGGCTTGTAAAACATTATTTCGCAGAACTCAAGCCTAATGGTGGCGGAAGCTTAAAAGATAAAGTTAACAAAGTAGAGGCCGAACAGCTAGTTTTGAAAGAAAGACTTGACGAAGCAGACATCGTAAGAAGAAATATGGATAAGAAGCTTGATCGTTTGTACGATTTAATGATTACTTATGTAGCTTCTAAGAATGACCATAATTAATAATATATAATATATATAATATATAAGATATAAGAGATATACTCTACTTAAAGATATTCTTTAATATATATAATAATAATAGTGTAGCACAGAGTTCTGTTCTTTGAGGCCAAAAATGGAAAAATCTTTATAACTTTTTTATAACTCTTTTGTAACAAGACTGCAAACAGTAAAATATGATATACTTTGAATGGCTAGTATCTAGGTCTGTCTCTCATACCCACCATGCCTAGATACTAGTCTTTTTTCATTTTATGATGTATAATGGTATTACTATGGCATCACTTTATGAACCCTCAACCTTTGGCTCAGACCCAGCTATTGTAAAATGGCAGGTTGTACGTGGAGACACATCTGAAATTCGCATTGAGTTTTACGAGACTGACGAGGCTACTCCAATAAATACCTCCACATGGAGCTATGTTGCAAGTGCCTATGACCCAAGATTAGATACTATTGACGAGCTGGATGTTAGTGTTGGAAATGGCTATGTTGTCGTTACTGCCCCAGCAAATGTTACAAAGCTCTGGGGTTCTGGTTATGGCTCTGTTATTGGAGAGCTACTTTTTGATCTTCAGGTTACAAAACAAGATGGTACAGTTTGGACACCAGTTCTTGGAAACATTGTAGTCCTAGGTGATGTCACTTATGGAGGAAGTTTATGACAGTAATTAAGATTGTCCCTATGCCAGGAGTCGCAGGCCCTACTGGTGATCGTGGAGAAAGAGGCCTACAGGGAGAACCAGGTCAGAATGGCTTATCTGGTGCTTCAGCATATGCAACAGCCGTAGGTCATGGATTTAATGGCTCTGAGTCACAATGGCTTGCTTCTTTAGTTGGACCAAAAGGTGACAAGGGTGACAAGGGAGATACTGGAAATACTGGTATGACTGGTGCATCTGCATATCAGGTTGCAGTTACAAATGGTTTTACTGGGTCAGAGGCACAGTGGCTTGCATCTCTTACTGGACCGAAGGGTGATAAGGGAGACGTTGGAGAACAAGGAATTCAAGGTATACAGGGGCCAAAGGGAGATCCTGGAACAACTCCTACAGTTACTACAACTGGAACATATACACCAGTGTTATCTGGAAGCGGATTAAGCATTACAAATAATCTTGCGACTGGAAACTATACTCTTATCGGAAACATTGTTTTCTTCAGAATTAAGGTTCCACTAACATATGTTGCAAACTTTGGAACAGGTTCATATAATCTTACATTGCCATTTGCACCTGCTGCGGACTTCATAGTTCGTGATGGAATCATAAATGATGCATCAGCATCAGTAAAATATACACTTAGCGTTCATGGTACACTTGGATCTACAACTGCTAGCCTAAAGTATTCTGCAGGAAGCCAGTTCTTTGATGTTGATTATAACTCACCAGTTGTACTTGCAACAGCAGATAGCTTTATTATTAGTGGTACATACGAGAGGCAGGCATAATGGCATATCCAGCAACATATGACATGAAGTATTACAAGGGAGATACCCTAGAATTTAGAATCTATCCAAAAGATAATTCTGGTGCAGCATACGACCTAACACTCTTTAATACTGCAAAATTTACAATTGCAGATGCACGTGGAGATGGTGCTACAAGATTGACTGGATTTGCAGAGATAACGACAGACTCTACAAACAACCTAACTTATGTAACTTGTGCAATCCTTCCAGGTGTAGGCTCACAGCTTGATCCAACCGTAACATATGTATATGACGTTGAAATTACAAAGAACTCAAGTCCATATCCATATGTATATACTTTGGTTACTGGAACAATCTCTGTTACAGATCAGGTAAGCGGTGCCCTATAATGACTGATATTACAAGCACAATTTCTTCAATTAGCCTAAATGTTTTAAGTGGTCCAGCATCAGTAGACATCGCTGTTGACTATGGACAGCGTGGTGATCGTGGAAGTTTAATCTTGTACGGACAGGGAAAGCCTCATTTGGTTACCCTGCCATCAACACCAGCAGTTTACGACATGTATATCAATCTACTTCCATCTGATGATGAGTATCAATTTGTTTATCAATATATCTCTCAGCCATCTGGATATGGATGGAAGCCATTATTTAAGCTAAATCCAAATACATATAGCAAGAACGAAGTGCTATCTTTCTCAAATGGGTCAACAGAAATATGGATTCCGATTGTTTCTATTACTGGTGGTGATGTTGCAATTGCAGGAATGTCTTCTGGTAGCTTTAACGTGCAGCATACAGTTGTTGCACAAAATCCAGTAGCATCTGCAGTATATGTTAGCGATATAGCAATTTCGCCAGATGATATTTTGGCACTTCCAATTACCATAAAGGCTTCAGAGTATGTTAATGGAGATTGGTCTTTGCTGTCTGGAGAAAAGACAGTTCATATATTTATTACTATGGTATAATTTTGGAAGGGTGAAAAATGGCGACACAGAATATTGACGGTACCACAGACGGAAGTGGTGTATTTAATACAATTATTCCAGGATATGATGATCCTGCGGATATTCAAGCTGCTCTAAAGCTGTTCCTATATGGATCAACATCATACAACCCAGACCCAGATCACTATTCTGGCAGCACACTTGAAGCAAGAATTGCTGCTGCCAAGGCTGCGTTGCCAAATCCATCTATTGCAAGATACATTGCAGTTATTCAAAATGAGATTGCTGCAATTCAAGCACTTGGAATTGGATCATCGTACGGTACTGAGCCAACAAATCCAATTACTGGACAAATCTGGATGTCTTCATCGGCTGTAGAAACAGTTCCAGCAGCTGCAGTTGCAGTATATCAATCAACTGCACCTACAACAGATCTTTTTAATGGGCTTCTTTGGGTAGACGGTAGCGGTTCTACACCAATTCTAAAGGTATATGACACTGCTACAAGTACTTGGAAGGTAGTGGGGTAATAAATGGCAAACATTAGCACAGACGGTAAAGTAGCCTACATTTTTGATGGCACAAGTTGGAGACCAATTGCAGCAGCAGGAGGGGTAAATCCATCAGCTGACTATACTTGGACTGGAGACCATGAGTTTTCTTCTACAGTTACTTTTGATACAGTCGTAAAGAATAAAGCAGGTATTAATAACTTCCAAACACCAGCACTTCGTGATGCAGCATTGCCAACACCAGTTACTGGACTAGTTGCTTTTGTTGCTCAAGATTCTTCTGGTGCCACCATTAATGATATTCAGTTCTATGATGGAACAAGGTGGCGTTCATCAAACGATTCTGCAATTTTGGTAACACCAAATGCATCAGCTGGAGCATATACTCTTGTTGCTACTGATGCAGGGTTTAGTTTAAAAATTACTGATACAACAGACACAGTTATTTATATTCCAGAAAATTCTTCAAACTCCTTTAAGGTTGGTCAAAAGGTAGAGGTCCTTAGACTTGGAACTGGAAATGTTTCTATAGCACCTCTAACTGGAAACGTCACATTGAATAGTAAAAATAATAATAGAAAGATTGCATCGCAGTACTCTGGTGCAGTTTTGACTAAAGTTGATACAAATTCTTGGCTACTAATTGGTGATTTGACGGCGTAGGTGGATAGATGCTAGGTTCATTTGGGTTATGGGCATCTTCCAAGGGAATGAAAGTAGTTTCAAACCTTGTTGGAAAAACTCGTACAGAAGCAAAATCTCAGATCGTTTCTGATGGATTTGTCGTAGGAACCGAAACATCTCAAAACTTTACAAGCTCATCTGATGCAGACAAGCATGATAAAATTGTTGATCAGACTCCAGATGCAGGAGTGTCAGCAGAATATGAATCGCCAGTAGATATTATTTATGGTGTTTTCAGCTTTTCTGTTTTTGGTGTTTTTAACTTTACACCATTTAACGTATTTAGTTTTACGCCATTCAATGTATTTAGCTTTACACCATTTAACGTATTCAGCTTTGCCCCATTCTCAGTATTTGGTTTTGCATTCTCAGTATTCAACTTTACTCCAGCATTCGCAGTATTTGGATTCTCATTCTCAGTATTTAACTTTACGCCAACATTTGCGGTATTTGGTTTTAGATAGATTCAATATATCGAATATAGGATATATCGCTATATGTTCCACCAAATCTAACAACATTATCGATAGATGTTCTTTTTCCTGGGGCAGGAGAGTGAATCATTAGCCCATTTCCAATATAAATTCCAACATGGTATGCTTTTGCACTATTTTCATAATGGAATGCAACTATGTCTCCAGGTTTTGGTTCTGGAACCTTTGTCCCACCCAAAGCTTGTGCTGTAGCTCTGTGCTCTAGAGATATTCCAAGCTGTTCGTAGAACCACATTGTTAGACCAGAGCAGTCCCATCCAGAAGGGGTATTTCCAGAAAAAACATACCAGGTTTTGCCAACATAAGACTTTAGACTTACAATTGTTTTTTCAATTCTTTTGCTATTATCTTTTAGTTTAATTGCCTGAATATATTGCTTATCAAAAAATTCCTGTATTTCTGGATCTTTTGATGATAACTTGTTTGATTCATTTAAACCAGTAATACTGGTATTTATGTACGTATTTGCCCTGGCAGGAGCAATTGATGAGGTTAGCATTAGTAGAGTGGTTGCAGTAATGCCAACTGCTTTAATAGCCTTCATAAGACTACCTCCTTATTTTTTATGTTGTTTCGACCTCTGTCACAGGTCTTGGCAGACAATATTCTTTACAGCGATAGCCTTGAATATACTTGTCTATAGTCTCTCACGATTTTCACTTTGTTGTCACTCTGTTTGATCATTTTTGCCTATATGAACAAAAAGTACCTTTTCAGGTACCATTCGATTATAACATGTTTTGAATGATTTTTCAATACAAGTCTGGTATACTATTATCATGGCAACTGGAAGATCAACTAATTACAACCTACCCTTTCCATTAGCGGTTGATGCTGTTAACGTTCATGGTGACATAAAAAGCCTAACTGAGCGTCTTGATGCTGTTCTGCCACAAGCGTCTTATGTTGATATACCAGCTAAAAACTCATCAAACGATATTATTCCTGCAGGATATCCAGTTGTAATTACTGGTCATGATGGAACAAATGTTCAGATTGCAAAAGCTACAGCATCTTCAACTACAGCAATTCTTGGTCTGACAAGAACTGAGATAGGCGTTTCAGCTACTGGTGTTGTTGTTGTTGCAGGTGTGATTAATGGGGTAAATACTTCATCATTTACTGCTGGAGCAACACTCTTTGTCGCACAAAATGGTGGCCTAACATCAACACAAGATGCTAATACTGGAACTGCAATAGCCACAGTTGTTAAGCCTGCCACTTCTGGATCAATTATTGTTGGTGCAAAGTCAAACTCTACATGGGGATCGCTTAAAGCTGGTCTTTCATAATTAATGATATAATAAAACTATGGCTGTTCTGCGTACAACTACTACAACTTCAACCCAAGCTGTAAATGATGCTGGTGAAATTGAAGTTGGTGCTACCCCACCAGTAATTAGATGGACAATTGTAAAGGGTGACTATGCATCTTTTAGATGTTATGTTGAAAATGATCAAGGTGTCCCAGTAGACCCAACAGAATACTCTATTAAAGCAGACTTTAGACGTGGTACAGAAAAAATATTCCATGTAACTCCAGAAAAAACAGAGTTTGACAATGCAGGAGAATTTACAGTCAAGCTTCTACCAGCACAGTCAAAACTTTTGCAGACTAATGATATCTTTGACGTTCAGCTCTCTGATGCTGTCGTAGTTTGGACGGTATGCCGTGGAATTATGACAGTAATCGCAGAGGTAACTGACAGATAATGGCACAGTCAAGAGTAATTACTAACGATCCAACAAATTTATTCTTAATAAGATCAACTATTAATCCTATTGCAGAGGTAGCATCTATTAAGCCAGCTAACCTAATAACGGCTGAAAACACTAACTACGTGGCTAGAATTGATATCATAGAAGAGTTACCATTTAGAATTAGAATTCTTCCAGCACTAGATATGTATGATAGCTCTAGAGGTGCAGCTATTGGAACTGCAATTATTGGCTACAGCAACTATATTCTTTAAAATACTTAAATATCCTGTATAATATAAACATGGCTAGAACTACAACCAACAACCTCAAGACACTTTTTGAAACTGGAGACAGACCTTCTCAAACTGACTATGAGGCACTAATTGATACAACAATTGCCCAGGCAACAGACCTTGGGTCATTTGGTAACAATGAAAATACCATTACTGGGATTGAAAGTTCAACAATTATTGATACTTTTGATGCATCTATGTGGAGAATGGTTAAGTATTTGGTATCAATTTCAAAAATTTCAAATGGAGATAACAAGTTCTACGCAACAGAGTTGACCGTACTATGTGATTCTGATGGTATCAGCGTAACAGAATACGGCACAATTGACAATGATGGGAATATGGGCACCGTTAGCGTCTCTCGCACTGGAGATACTGTAAATCTAGTAGTCACTCCAGACGCAATAATTCGACCAGTTACTGTACGTTTTGCACGTATGGGACTTAAGGCGTAATCTAACAAGGAGATAACAACATGGCAACAGTCGCTAAAGACTTTAAGGTTAAGAGCGGTCTGATTGTTGAAGGTGCAACCGCTACCGTCAATAACTACGACATTCTTACCAAGAAAGCTGAAGACCAGTCATACATTGTTGATTTGATTGGTGGTACAGCAACCCCACAGAATACCGCTGATTCAGTAGTTAAGCGTGATGCAAATGGAAATTTTGCAGCAGGCACTATTACAGCGGACCTACAGGGTGACGTAACAGCAACCACATTAACACTTAATGATGGAGCAAGCAATAGCTCAGTATACGCAGGCGGAAGTGACCTGACAGTATATGGACACAACAATCTTTACCTAAACACAAACAATGCAGACATTATCTTGCAGCCAGATGGATATGCAAAGATTTATGGAGATATTATTGCAACTCAGCCTTACGCTGATCAGGTTGCAGGTAATGCTCAGTCTGCAGCACAATCATATGCAAGCGGTCTTGTTTCTCAGGAAGCAACAGATCGTTACACAGCAATTACCAATGCTATCAATGCAGAAGTTCAAGATAGAAATGATGCAATTAACACTGCTGCATCTAACACACTTACATCTGCTAATTCATACACAGATACAAAGGTCTCTGATCTAGTTGCTTCTGCACCAGCAATGCTTGATACTCTAAATGAGTTGGCAGCTGCTATTGCAGATAATCCAAACTATGCATCAGATGTTGCTAGCCTTATTTCAACAAAGGCAGACACAACATATGTTGATAGCCAGATCAATGCTGCAGAAGGATATACAGACCTAGCAATCAGTGCAGAAGTAACAAACCGTAATGATGCAATTGGTTCAGCAGTAAGCAGCATTAATGCAACAATTAGCGGTCTTGCAACAGCAGATATTTCTGAATCTGTAGCTGGCCCTCTATACTTCACTGACTCACGTGCAAGAAATGCTGTGGCTGGAATGTTGGGTGGAACACAAACAAACATATCAGTTACTTTTGATACTGTTACAGAGCAGCTTTCATTTGTAGCTGAAAATGGTGTTGCGGATTCAACAACAGACGATCTAGATGAAGGCACAAGTAATCTATACTTCACTAACTCACGTGCAGTAACAGCACTTGAAGCAGTTGTTCCTAACTTTACAGAAATTGATCTTAATGATATCGTTACTAAGGTTGCTACAAAGCTTGATGTTGCTACAGCAAGCCAAGTAACAGCACATGAGTTCGATTCTTCTGTATATCGTTCAGCAGAATACACAGTTAAGGTAGCACATGGCTCACACACAGAGCTTTCTAAGGTTATGCTTACACTTGATTCTTCTAATAACATTGCAATTACAGAATATGCAGTGGTTGGAACAAACGGATCAGCCTCAACAATTACAGCAGATGTAAATGCAGGAATGGTACGTCTACGTGTCACAACCGCAAATAATGCTTCAACTGTAACAACATTTGGAACAATAATTAAGTAGTAAAAGGGAGTAAGTAGATGGCAACAGTAGATAAGGATTTCAAGGTAAAAAATGGAATCCAGGTAGCAGGTGGTGGTGTCTTTGGTGGACCAATAGTCGCTTCAGACCCAACAGATGACACTCATGTGGTTACACGTGGTTATCTAAATTCACAAGCTGGCGGAATTACTGTTGCCTCTACTGCTCCTGAATTACCATCAGCTGGAAAGCTATGGTTTGATACAGTAACAAAAAGAATTAATATTTATGATGATACTGATGGATGGCTTACAGTAGCTAATGTTGATGATACGCTAAATGTACCTCAACACATTCATGATACATCAATTGGTGGTAATGGACTTGTTACCACAACCTTCCGTGAAGGTGGGTCAATCCCAGCAAGCCCTATGTCAAGTGGAATTGATGGTGGCAGTCCTACGTCAACAGAGTTTACTCTTATCTTTGATGGCGGTACAGTCACTGATAATTTTAACTAAAAGTAGGATATAATATAAGTATTTGATACACAAAAATGTATCATATAGAGGAGTAATTACATGGCAACAAGAATGCAGCAACGCAGAGGCACAGCCACACAGTGGACTGATGCAAACCCAGTACTAGCAGCTGGTGAAATTGGTTTTGAAACAGATACTGGTCAGTTCAAGATGGGTGATGGAGTCACTGCTTGGGCATCTTTGTCATATTTTAAGAACCTTGAAGACCTTGGTGGAAGCCTTGATGACTACATTCTTCTAACTGAAAAGGGTGCAGCTAATGGTGTTGCCACACTAGACTCTTCTGCACAAATTCCTCTAACACAGCTTTCAAATGTAATTCAAAATGCTCCAACTACTCTAGATACTCTATATGAGATTGCTAATGCTATTAATGATAGCAATGGTATTGTAAATACAGCAATTGCAAATGCTATTACAACAGAGGTTGGAAATAGAAATCAGGCAATTGCAGATGCAGGTACAAACCTACAGGGAGATATCTCTACAGCAGTTGGTGCATTGCACACCACAGTAACTGGTGAAATTGCAGATCTAAATACAGCAATTGATACAAGAATTGACAATCTAACAACTACAAATATTGCTGAAGGCGATAACGCTTACTTTACTGTAGAAAGAGCACAGGATGCAGTTGCTTCAATGATAACTGGATCTGCTGGAATTGTTGCTACATATAGCGATTCATCAAATACATTGACAATTGCTGCAGACTCAACAATTGCAACAACTACAGGACTATCAACAGCAGTATCTGATCACAATTCAGATACAACAGATGTTCATGGTATTTCAAATACTGCAAATCTTGTTTATACAAATGATTCAAGACTTTCAGATACACGTACACCAACTGACAACACTGTAACTGCAGCAAAGATTGTTGATGGAACAATTACATCTGCAAAGATTGCTGATGGAACAATTGTAAATGCAGATATCAGTTCATCTGCAGCTATTGCACAGTCTAAGATTGCAAATCTAACTACAGATTTAGCAGCCAAGGCACCACTAGCTGCCCCAGCACTTACTGGAAATGCCACAGCAGAAAATCTTACAATCTCTGGAAACCTAGTAGTAAATGGTACAACCACTACAGTTTCATCAGCTAACCTTGAACTTACAGACTCATTAATCTACCTATCATCAACACAATATGACACTGATGTTGTTGATATTGGTATCTTTGGTGCTTATGGAGATGCTCAGGCTGGACACTTCCACACTGGTATTGTTCGTGATGCATCAGATGGTAAGTGGAAGCTTGTTTCTGGTGGTTCTGAGCCATCATCAAACGTAATTGATTTTGGAACAGTTACATATGACACACTTAAGCTTGGCGGAATTGAATTCTCAGACGGAACTCAGGTTAAGCAAGGTGTTCCATCACTAACAGAGATTAACCAACAAACAGCTGCGTACACTCCAGTACTCACAGACCGTGACAAGATGATTGAGGTTAACTCTTCATCAGCAGTTACAGTAACAATTCCAGCAAACTCATCAGTTGCATACCCAGTAGGAACATCATTCGATATTCTTCAAACAGGTACAGGACAGATTACAATCGCAGCTGGGGCTGGAGTTACAGTTAATGCAACACCAGGATTGAAGTTGCGTACACAGTGGTCATCAGCAACACTATTTAAGAGAGCAACAGATACTTGGGTTGTTTTCGGAGATCTATCAGCTTAATAGAAAACGAGGACTAGAATATGGCAGCAGGAAAAAGATCAGGCAGACACTCGCAACAAGCGAATGACTTCTTGCAACCGCTAGCACCAACTGGTGTAACAGCAACAGACGTTGGGTCTGGAAGAGCATACAATGACGGTGCAGCATCTGTTTCATTTTCATTGCCATCTAACTCTCAGCCAGCTACTTCGTATACAGTTACAGCATCTACTGGACAAACAGCAACAGGCTCATCATCGCCAATTACTATTAGTGGTATTGCTTCAAATGCAACTCCAACATTTACTGTAACTGCTACAAATAGCTATGGAACATCAGAGCCATCTTCAGCATCAGCATCAATTACCATTACAACAGTACCAGATGCACCAAGTAGCGTTTCTGCATCTTCTCCATCTGGAGCAACATACGATACAGTTACTTGGAATGCCCCAAATAATGGTGGTAAAGCGATCTCAAACTATCACGTAATTGGTAACGACGGTACATCTGGAGATACTTCATCAACATCAATTAATATTTCACAGGGTGCTGGAGAAACTCAATCATATACTGTCTATGCTACAAATGCAAATGGTAACTCTGCAATATCAGCATCTACTGGAAATATTACAACATTCTCATTTGTGCCATTCTCAGTATTCAGCTTCTTTGGAGTCTTTGGGTTCGTACCATTCTCAGTATTTGGATTCGTACCATTCTCAGTCTTTAGCTTCTTTGGGGTATTTGGATTCTTTGCATTCTTTGGAGTATTCGGATTCTTTGGGGTATTTAGCTTTGCCCCATCATTCTCAGTATTTGGATTCAGATAAATCAGCTTCGTGGTATAGTGTATAATAATACTATACATAGAACGGAGTATGAGGATGTATAAGGATCAGACACCTTTGCGTAGCATTAGCAAGACTACACAAGGACATAAGTTTTTTGAAAGATATCTAAACAATGATTTAGATGTATTGGCTAAAGAGTTACAAGATAGATATTCATTAATTGAAAATGCCAAAATTCCTGGGGTAACCCCAGTAACACCATTTGAAGCATGGAAAGACTCAAACAGTATCTCTACAATGAAGTGGAGACAATACAATGTTTTTCAATTCCATAGTGATGGTATCTATAATCTATATAAAGCAATTGGCGAAATGGTTCGTGAAGCCTGTGATCACTACGAAATCGATTTTGAATCACAAAAGTTTATGCTTCAGGGATGGTTTAACATTAATCACTCTGGAAATGGAAAGCTAAACTGGCACGAACATGGTGGACCAGGAGCTCCAGATTTTCATGGCTACTATTGTGTAGCAGCAGAACCATCATCAACACACTACATTGTTTTTGATGAAGAAGTAGAAAATATTAATAAGAATAACCGTGCAATCTTGTCAGAAATGGGTCATCCACATGCAATGGGAGACTGGAGCTGGGATGGGCCAAGAATTACTATTGCATATGACGTAACACCACTAGAAGCATTAAAGCGTGGTGGATACGCACATGAGCAACACTGGATTCCACTAGGTTAGTATGATGTCAAAGCCACCACAAAAATTTTTTGAAAGATATCTTGATATATCTCAAGAAGATCTAGACAGTCTTTATAATTTCTGTATTGAAAGACAGCAGGACATGTTAAATGGAAAATTTCCAGGAATAAGTCCAGAAGAAGCACATGCAGCACATAATCTTGGAGGAATGACAACACGACTTCTTTCAAAGTATAATGTTTTTCAGCTTCATCATCCAGTAATTAGATCACTGCTATCTGCTGTGACAGAAATGACAAAAGAAGCATGCGAGTACTATGGTACTGACTTCAAATCAGAGTCATACTATATTCAGGGATGGATGAATGTTGAAACAGAAGACGACTGTTCTGAAGACTATTATGTTAACAATAATGTTCAGCCAAACATGCATGAGCACTGTGGTGGCCTTGGTATTCCAGATTTACACGGATACTTTTGTGTAAATGCTGAGCCATCAACTACATATTATAATATTGATAAAGTCACTCCATTTGACAATGTTAATAAAAATAAAAGAGCAGTTTTGTCTGAAACTGGTCACCCACATGCACGAGGTTGGTGGGGAGACAAGAATAAACGTAGAGTAACAATTGCATACGATACAAGAAGTGTTGGAGACATATTTGGAAATGACCCAGGACTAGAGCAACATTGGATACCTTTAATATGATAAAAGAGCATAAATTTTTTATTCGTGATATCAATACTAATCTAGATTCGCTGCTTTCGTGGACGCTAGATCTTGATACCAACATTAGATCTGGGCAGATTGACCTAAGCATACCAAATGACTTATTATCAGTTTATAAGGATAGCCCATCTGGAGCAGGAACAGCACTACTTTCCTATTACAATATATTTAATATGGGCAATAGTGAAGTCGAAAAAATAAAAGATGGAATTGTGGATGCCCTACAAGAAGCATGCAAATACTATGGAATAAACAAAGATTCTGAAGAATGGTATCTACATGGATGGTTTAATAGAAATGCAAAAGAAGATATGTGGGATGTTTCGCCAATAGACAATAATGAAAAATGGCATGAGCACATGAATGGGGTTGGTGCACCAGTATTTCATGGGTATTTTTGTGTAAATGCTGAGCCATCAGTAACCGTATATCAGATATTTAAAGATCCAGATAACATTAAAGTAAATGTTAATAAAAATAATAGACTTATTGTATCTGAAGTAGGACATCCGCATGGTATGGGAAACTGGAGAGTAGATGGCCCTAGGGTAACCATTGCATATGATATTGCACCAAAAGCTTATATTAGTGAAGAAGACGCTCAAAGTTGGACAAGGATATACCCATGAAAAATTGGATTATAAGAGCAAAGTGCTTCTTTTTGGGGCACAAAGTAGTTGTTGGAGCATCATGCCCAGTTACAAATATTAAAAGATTAGATTGTATTGATTGTGGTATATCTAACATGCCAAGCCACAAAGAGGAAAGTAGGTTCAATTGAGTAAAACAGATCAAATCAAATATGTCAAAGGTTTTATGCCACAAGATGTAGTTGAAAAAATACACAGTTATGCCAAAAAGAATGATTCAGATTTTGTTGAGTACGGCAATAATGAAAAAGAATTTACAGTAAATACTTTCAGAGGTCTTGATCAAGAAACCAATGATATTCGTGCACTGGTAACTGAGTGGGGGCTAAAAGTATATAACTTTGTTCTAAATGAGTATGGTGATAATTTTGCTGAGTTCAATCCACAAATGTCTCATATAGCCAGATTTGAACCAGGTTGGGGAATGCACGAGCATTTTGATGCAGGTAAGCCAAATGACATTGCTACACTAATATATATAAATAGTGATTACGATGGAGGAGATATTTACTTCCCAGAATATGATATTTCTTATAAGCCAGAGCCAGGAGACCTTCTAACCTTCCCAGATAATCCAGATTACGTTCATGGAGTTAAGTCAATATCTGGAGGAATCAGATATACAACACCACGCTGGTTTACACGTATAGTATGATAAAATAGATGTACAATGACTACATCTCTTAGCCTATATTCTTCTAAAATTCTTGGGGAGCATCCCCTGGGTCACTGGCCACTCCAAGATAAAGCTGACTATGTCTCAATGCTTTCATCGTCAAATAGAAACCTGATAAATTGGAATGTTGTATCTAGTGATACATCCGTATCCTATACATCTACAATAAGCACACCAATTGAGTCAGAAAGTGTTTTTAAGGTCATAACACATAATGTTGGAAACGCAAGTATTAAGTCTATTAGCTTGGTTAGTGATGAAATATCTGATTTCTCTTCATTGGACAGCTTTCTATCTACATTTACCCTATCAACATTCTTTTATGCATCTTCAGAAAATACTCAGGCAGTTACAATAGGTTTTATTTATGATGACCCAACATACGGAGAGTCTAGAGTATCAAAAAGATTTTCTACACAGTTTAATGGCAAGTGGGCATTTCTATCAGAAACGTTTGATAGACCATATGACCTATCAGCAAAATTTAAAATATTTATCGAAGCAGAATTTCTTTCAAATAATACATCAGATGAAGTATTTTTTCTATTCAACGGACTTTCTTTGGGGCAGTGGTCTGAAGAGTTTAATTCAGAATCTGTTGGTGTGATCCCAGATGTAATAACAGAGAATATATTCGGTCTTGATACAAATACTAAGGGAGTTAAGCTCTTAGCAGCAGCAGAGTCAACAAAAGATGGCTATTCTCTTTGTATTGGAAACAGAATACTTGCAAAAAACTTGGGTATTCCAATGATTTATGGTGCAAATAGCTCAACCTCAATTTTACCTAACTTGAATGGAAAGCCATCTCTAATAATTCCTGGCTTAGGATTTTTAAATGAATCTGGCAAAAATAGAAACTATACATTTGAGGCTTGGATAAAAATTGATCACTCAATGTCTGATGATTTTAGAATTATTGGTCCAGTAGCCTCTCTAGACGGAGTATATATTAGTGGGCCTTTCATTAAACTAAAAATTGGCAATATGTCATGCTCTTACTATGTGGGTGAATGGTACAGACCAATGCTTGTACATGTTGCAGTATCAAAAGATAAGGCAACTCTTATGCTTAACGGAGAGGTTATAGGCGAAATATCTATTAACTCTTCATCTATAGAATTTCCATCAGAAAAGAATGGGTCAGTAGAGCAAGACTGGATAGGATTTTACTCTAATGACAACATTTCTTTATTTGAAATTGGACCAGTATCAATTTATACATATATCGTATCTAAGGTTATTGCAAAAAGAAGATGGGTATATGGCCAGGGTGTGGAGAATCCAGAATCGCTAAATGTTGCATATGGCGGTAAGAGTATTGCCATAGACTATCAGTTTGCAAAGTATTCATCTAATTACTCGTACCCAAAGGTTGGTGCCTGGTCAAAGGGAATTTCTGACAACCTATTGACAAATACAGACTATCTAAGACTTCCAACATATCCAAACGTTTCAATTGTTTCTGCAACTCAAACACAGGATCAAGTACTCCAGGACATGTTTGAGATTCAAAATGAAGATTCAGAGTTTGTTAGATTGTCACAAAATTCATATATGTTCTATGAGAATTTAAATGTACTTCCAGATGGACTAGAGTCTTTTTATGCAACGTATAAAACTATATCTTCAGTAACTAATACTCAAACACTTTTTGAAATTAAGGACAGGCTTACGGGAGACAAGCTTTCTGTTCAGCTTACACCATCTAACATAAAATACACACTATCATTTTTAAATAAGGTTTCTACAGTGGTTGAAACTGTTCCATATTTCCGTGGAGAAAAGTTTGCTGTAGGAATTCATTTTTCAAGAATGTCAAAATACTTTGGTAATGATGTAGCTCTTTTCCTATCAAAGAATAAAACATTATCATTATATATTGGTGGAACAGGAAACAATGACACATTTAATGGAAATATCTACAGCATTTCTTTTTCAAATTCAGCTGCAACAGAAAAGCTATCAGAATACTTTGCTCCAAATGGATTAATTTGGGATGCAGAAATGATTAACGAAGTTTCTGGATACAATGATGCTGGCTTGTATAGCACAACATTTTGGCAGTTTTTGCTAGATGGTGGCAATGTAGCAGAACATGTTGGCTCTGGACTAATAGATTCAAATGTGGCAAGCTATACATCTTATCCACGCAAAAACTCTTCAACAATGTACTTCGACGGGTCAGTCAATGGAACATGGACATCATCAATACCACTATCATATTTTGGAAAGTATGTCACTACAGAATCAGGAATAAAGCAGTACGACCTTGACTTTATTCAGTTTAATGTTTCATATCCATCACCATCATCTTCCGTAGCAGTTAGAGAGCAGGATCAGGCTTGGACATACCAAGATTTATCTTTAAAGTTCTCTATCCCATCTCAGAAAAAATATAGTGACCTTGACAATCATCTTTATACAGGGTATGTGGACTATGGTGATCTTCAGTTAAACTCAAGACAGACTTACAAATTTGACACATCCTCATCGCTTGTTAAGACATACGTATTCTTTAAAGACATGTCCTTGACTGATAATTATTCATCTAAATACTATACAAACATTGTTGCTGCACCAAGGGATGGAATGATTTATCCAGGAACAGAATGGGTAAATACCAAGTACGAGGTTGTAGACAATATGATTATTTATCCACCAGCCAACGTTGATTTTACAAAGACAAATATGCATGTTGAGATTGTTATATCTGCAGATAACATATCAGAGAAACCAATTGCTATTCAGAGCCTTGAGCTATCATCGATAGCACTAAATAACAATGAGCGTACTCCAGTTGGAACACGTTATGGCATGGATATCTATCCTTTTACACAAAATGGTTTTTATTATGACTACAAGTCAAAGAATCCATTTAGCATTTATAAGGGAAGTGCCCCATATCTTTATCTTACAAAAACAAGTGGAATCAAGCTTCGTGGACTATTTGATAGCAAGCGTTCAAGGGGAATAGAAGTTCCAATTAATCAAGAAAAGGTATCTAACTACAAGATTATTGCCCTTCAGTGTTTTGCAATGTACGACGATGACTTTTTCCCATATAGCCCAACAGAGGTATTTGAGATAGAGTCAGCCACAACACATATCAAGTTCTTTATTCAAGCTACTCATCCAGAGGGCATTAGAGGAAAGATTTATGCAATTAATGTTAAGACTGGGCAGATCGAAAATGGTATTGGATACTACATTAATGGACGAGTTGTAAAAGATCCAGTTCTAACAATTAAACAGTGGGCAGCTATTGGTATTGGATTCTCAAACTATATAGACTGTAGTCTTGCTGGCGGTGCAATAAGAATAACTGGACCACTAATGATTAATAATATATCTTATTATAACTCTTCACGTCTTCAGCAAGTGCAGACTATATCTGTAAGACCATGGTTTAGTGTAAGAGAATCTGGAAGAATCAAATTTGACTGGCAAGACTGGAAGGGTATTTTTAGATGGTTTGAGGTTCTAGTTTTATCAAGTAGAAACTTTTATGGAATTGACCCATCAGATATATATGCAGCCTATGTTGGAGCATCAAAGATTACAGTAGATGATAAGTCAATATTACGGTTATTCAGAAGCAAGTATCGTGTAGTTTCAAACTCAGTTGCACAGCTTTTTACTATTAATTCTGTTTAATATGGTATACTAGTGGTTATGAAAAGACAAAAACCACGCTTTCCTGGTCAGGTTGGAGAAACCAAGGTTCAGGTTATTGAAGAGAATTTCTCTCTATTCGGCACATATGTATGGATGAAACCAAACGGAAAGCCATTTACTGATGGTAGCAATAATGCACTATCTATTGAGGGTATGAAAGACGACAAGGCTAGAATCAAGGAGCTTGCTGATGCAGCAAAGTACTGGGGTCAGCCAGAAGGTCGTGCTGTATTCTTTCCTAATATGAGAAAGATCTCAGATGAAGAATACTCTGAGCAGGTAGACAGAATGAATAATGGTCTGATTCCATCTATGAATGACCTTGGTGCAGTAATTGCTGCAAAGAAAACTCTAGAGTTATATGGAGATGTCGAATAATGTCAGATTATGAAGAAGTAAAATACGTTCATGCGTCATTGCCAGAGGCAGAGGCACCAATCGATCAATTTAAAGACCATGACCCATTTGCAAAAAACTGGGACGAACTAAAAAATTACGTTGGTATTGAGAAAAATTTCAAGCGTAGAACAGAAAGACTTGCTAAGTCAACAGACGTTCTAATTGAGAATAGAACTGTAAATACTGGAATTGATATCAATGATCTTGGTTATCAGGACAGTGCTCTTGCAGTTAACCGTGGTAAAGATGGAGCACGATCAAAAGAAATTAATCCAGGTCGTGTGTATCGCAATGGCTATGGAATGTTTGATGTTATTACTCCTCCATGGAATCTATATGAGCTTGCAAACTATTATGATACATCATTTGCTAACCATGCTGCTATTGATGCAAAGGTAGAAAACATTGTTGGACTTGGGTATGATTTTCAAATCTCAAAGAGAACGATGATGGCACTTGAGGCACAGTCAAAGGATACAGCCAAGGAAAAGGCACAAAAACGCATTGAACGTATGAAGGTAGAACTTCGTGATTGGTTAGAAAGCCTAAATCTTGATGAATCATTTACAGAGGTTATGTCAAAGGTAATGACAGATTATGAATCAACTGGAAATGGTTATCTTGAAATTGGTAGAACAGTAAAGGGAGAGATTGGTTACGTTGGCCACATCCCATCTACAACTATGCGTGTCAGAAGATTGCGTGATGGATACTTGCAGATTATTGGGAATAGAATTGTTTATTTTAGAAATTTCCAAGCTACTAACCCAAATCCAATTACTGCAGATCCAAGACCAAATGAGATTATTCACTTTAAGTCATATTCACCACTAAATACATTCTATGGTGTGCCTGATATTATTTCAGCTATCTCTGCTTTGCAGGGGGACATGTTAGCATCACAGTACAATATTGATTACTTTATAAATAAAGGTGTTCCTCGTTATGTCGTAACACTTAAGGGTGCAAAGCTTTCAGAAGATGCAGAAGATAAGATGTTTAGATTCTTGCAGACAAGTCTTAAGGGATCAAACCACAGAACACTTTATATTCCACTTCCTGGAGACTCAGACACCAATAAGGTTGAATTCAAGATGGATGCTGTAGAGACTGGAACACAGGAAGCATCATTTAACGAATATCGTATTCGTAACCGTGATGACATTTTGGTTGCACATCAGGTTCCTTTATCTAAGATTGGTGGAGGAGACTCTGCTGCTATTGCAGCTGCTCTTGCACAGGATCGTACATTTAAGGAGCAGGTAGCTCGTCCAAGACAAGATGCTATGCAAAAAATTATCAATAGACTAATTCGTGAAAAGACAGACATCCTTGAGTTTAAATTCAACGAGTTGACCCTTACCGATGAGATTGCACAGTCACAGATTCTTGAGCGTTATGTAAAGAACAAAATTATGGTTCCAGACGAAGCTCGTGAAATTCTTGGTATGGGTGCAAGACCTGATGGTGATGGTGGAAAGCCATTAGAGGTAAAGCCAGAGGCTGGACCAAATAGCACTGGAAATGATGCAAGGGATGCTCAGCGTGCAAATAATGCATCCGATAGCCCAGCAACTATTTCAGGAAGAAATCCAAAAGGCGAAGGAAGAGCAAGTCAATAAAAAATATGTTATAATATAACAAATGTTATAAAAACGTAATATTGCAAAAAAAGGCTCTATAATTATACTACGATGACTATTTCTAAGGCTCAATGGACCACGGACGGAAATGATATCCGTCTGTCAATGCCACTTTCTAAGGTGGATGCAGAGAAGCGTATTGTTTCTGGATTTGCAACTCTAGATAATCTAGATAAGCAAGCAGATATCGTAACTCCAGAAGCTAGCGTTAATGCGTTTAAGCGTTTTCGTGGAAATATTCGTGAAATGCACCAGCCAATTTCTGTTGGCAAGATGGTTTCATTTAGAGAAGAAAAGTATTTTGATCCAGAAACAAAGAAGATGTATAACGGAATCTATGTTTCTGCATATGTTTCAAAGGGTGCTCAGGACACTTGGGAAAAAGTTCTTGATGGCACACTATCAGGTTTTTCCATTGGCGGTAGAATGAATAAGTGGGATGATGCCTACGATGAGAAGATGGATTCTACCATTAGAATTATTAAAGATTACGATCTAGTTGAGCTATCACTTGTTGACAATCCAGCAAATCAATTTGCCAACATCTTGTCAGTACAAAAGGCAGATGGTACAGATGGCGTATCAGGCATCGTTGCTGACACAGTAATTGAAAATGTTTTTTATGATAAGGAAGCTGGAATTGTACTGCTTTCTGAAGAAGAGTCATTGTCTAGTCCAGTTTCTGGAGAGCCAATGCAGAATATTGGTTTTGTCGAAAAAGACGATAATGAAAAAGTAGACATGATAAAGTTCTTAGTTGATAGTGCTAAAGGCATTAATCTTTCTAAGATGACAAAGGAGGTAAGTCCTATGACAGAAGAAACAACAACAGAAGCTACAGTAGAAACTACTGAAGCTCCAGAAGTAGTTGTGGAAAAATCAGAGGTCGCTCCAGAGGCAGAAAAGCCAGAGTCAACTCCAGATGACGAAAATGCAGAAAAGGCTATGAAGCCACATGCAGATGAGGAGACCCCTGCTGAAGATGCTGGTGAAACACCAGCAGATGAGGAAGAGGAAGACAAGGCTAAGAAATCAGATGATGCAGCAGAACTTTCAAAGGCAGTTGCCGAAATTAAAGAATCTGTTACATCAGCCTTTAGCGATCTTGTATCAACAATCAAGTCAATGCAAGAAGAAATTTCAGTATTGACAAAATCACTTGATTCAGTAAAAAATGAGGTAACTGAATCTAAGAGTGTGTTTAATGAGTTTGGAAAGAGAGTAGACGCAGTAGAAGCTGACACTGCTTTCCGCAAGTCTGGCGATATCGGTGATATCGTGCAGGAACAGCCTGAGATACAGGTTGAAAAATCAATATGGGGCGGACGTTTCCTCAAAAATGCCGATCTATTTAAGTAATACATCACTTAGGAGGTGACAATATGTCGGAAGAAATTAAGAAAAACAATCCAGATGCAGCAGGAGCTGATTCTGGTCTATTTAATGGAGAAGGTGCGTTTGCATCAGGTTCAGATGCTGGAGCTAATGTCCCAGGCAACTACCGTAACGGTGCTGCTGTAGGCAATATCCCAACAGCTAACTTTGGTACAACCACAGGCCCTAACGCAGTAAATCCTTCAGGTGATGCTGGTAGCGGTATTCTACGTCCTGAACAAGCACGTCGTTTTATCGACTATGTTTGGGATGCAACTGTTCTTGCTAACGATGGTCGTCGTGTAACAATGAGAGCTAACACCATGGAACTTGAGAAGGTTAACGTTGGTGAGCGTGTTATTCGTGCTGCTTCACAGGCTAACGGTGACTACACAAACACTGGTGCAACATTCTCTAAGGTTGAACTTACTACCAAGAAGATTCGTCTTGACTGGGAAGTTTCAGCTGAAGCTCTAGAAGATGGTATTGAGGGTGGTGCTCTTGAAGACCACCTAGTACGTCTTATGACAAATGCTTTTGCAAACGACATCGAAGATCTTGCTATCAACGGAACTGGCGACAGTGACGATGGTGCGTTCCTCGGAATCATGAATGGTTTCGTGAACAAGGTCAAGACTGGTGGAGATGCTCACGAAGCAGTAGTCACAGTAGCTGACAATGCATGGACCCCAGAGGTTATGCAGAAGATTATCCTTGCTATGCCACGTAAGTACCGTGCACTTAAGAACAACCTTAAGTTCTACGCTGGTACTGACGCATTCCAGGGAATCGTCAAGCACAATGGTACCCTTGCTGACGCAATTGCTGAAGCATTCGCTGGTACACCAGCAGGTACACCTGCAAACCGTCAGGCTTACCTAGACGGAAATGGTCAGACATTCGGTGGTGCTCGCACTACTCGTGTTCTTGGCGTAGATGTTCAGGAAGTTCCTTACTACCCAGAAGGCTACGTTGACCTTACATTCCCATCAAACCGTGTTTGGGGTATGCAGAGAGACATCACTGTAAACCGTGAATACAAGCCAAAGAAGGACACAATTGAGTACACAGTATTCGTCCGCTTTGGTATTCAGTGGGAAGAGCAGGACGCTATTGCGTTCGCTGACGCTGCTGCAGATAACTAATCTGTAAACAGTACCTTTTAGGGGGCAGGGGCATCCAAGCTCCTGCCCCTTATCTCATATAATAATGTTATAATATAACTAGACAGTTAAGGAGGAATTATGTCTGAAGATATTAAGAATGAAGATGTAGTCCCAGCATCAGTTGTTGCAGATGAGCCAATTGTTGCACCAGAAGTTGCTGAAAAGGCAGCAGAAATTGCTGAAGAAGTCAAGGCAGAAGCTAAGATTGAAGAAGCACCAAAGCCAGCAGAAGATGTAATTACTGGACCAAAGGGTTCAGGAACTTCAGAAGCACAGGCTCTTGGTTCTGTAGAAGATGGTGTAATCGGCACTGCAAAGGCAGCTCCAAAGAAGCCAGCAGCTCCAAAGGCAGCTAAGGCAGAAGTGAAGCGTGACGATGTTGTTGCACTATACTCTCCAAAGAACATCCACTGGGATGGCGTAGGAAGACTTTCTAAGGGTTACAATGTTGTGTCAAAAGATGCAGCTGAAAAGTGGCTTACAAGAGAGTCAGTACGCCTAGCTGACCCAAAAGAAGTAGCTAAGGGATACGGTCTCTAAATGGAAGTATTGAGGGTTCCACCATATCCACTAACAACAACATGGGATCTTCCAGATCCTAATTACGCTTATATCGTATATGTTGAGGATTTGGTGGACCACTCAATCGAAGAATCTATAATCACATCAGATTCAAACGGAAGGGTAGTTTATACACTGCCACTTACTAAGGTACAGTTCGATAGACAATTCCTTATTAGATTTTATGATGCAGAGCATGAGCATGTTATCTTTGAATCAAACCTAGATATCATTAGACCATACACTGATCCATCAAAACTTGGTACCACCGCATCAGAAATTGCGGAGTACAAGATGTATGAACTTATTGCAAGATCAATTATTGATACTTATACAGACGGTGGATTCTATAACCACAAATCAATTTACCAAGTATCTGGAAACGGTGCAGACTATTTGCCAGTATGGAGAGACGCAAACCGTGTTCTAAAAGTATATGAAAACAATGTGCTAGTTTTTGATATTGATACACCATCAACTAATGAATTTACATATAAGGTAACACTAGACAACTCAGCTATTGAGAGAGTGGAGACTGGTCTAACAAATAGACTAGAATCTCCAGTAATCAGAAGACCAATAGCACGAGGAGACTTGGCCTTTGGAATCGTAAACTCAGGATCATTCCCAGCAACCTATGACTACCTTTTTGTTCTTGACGAGGGATTCCGTGCAATTCCACCAGATGTTGAGGTGGCAACTAAGATGTTGATTGAAGACATTAAGTGTGGAAAGTTAGATTACTATCAGAAGTATGTTACTACATACAACACTGATCAGTTCAGAATTCAATTTGACAAAAAGCTTTTAGAGGGAACAGGTAACGCAATAGTAGACAAGATACTTGAAAAGTACAAGAAGTCTATTACTAAAGTCGGAGTTCTCTAATGGCTACATGTGAAAAAACAGACTTTATTTTTCCCATGACTGCAGAGGTATTCTACCCAACTGTTGAGCAGGGGGCATATGGAAACGTCAAGAAAACATGGATTCATAATAAAACTATTGCCTGCTATTTTGCATCTGCAGCAGGTGCATCAAAAGAAGACGTTATCCCAAATGTCAATATTACTAGAGAGCTAGTTTTGGTTGGACGTGTTAAGAGTGACATTAGAGTAAATAGCCAAGAAGACGGTCAGTCTATAACTAATATTGTGATTAGCAATATAAAAGATACCTCTGGCAATAAGATTTATATGGAAACGTCAGGTGTTCGTGATGGTAAGGCTACAATATTTGAAATTGCATCACAGGAGCCAATCGTTGGTCCATTTGGTAGAGTTGAATATTATAAGGTTGTGATTCGTAGATCAGAAAACCAGGGGGTAGACGTTTAATGGTTATCGCTGTAAAATGGAATGATCTACAATTTAAGAAAGAAATGGAAAACTTGATTCAATATTCTACAGGGTTTTTGAGTGGAGTAGAACAGGGAAAGACAGCATTTCTTAATAATCTTGGTAGACTCACTGTAGACTCCCTTAAAGAATTTGTAGACTCTATGGCAAGGGTAGACCACCAAATGCTACACCACGTATACGAATGGAATCAGACTGGAAGTCCATCTGCTAGATTATTTGATTTAACATATTCTATAAGTGGTGGCGGATTATCTATCAACTCTACCCTAACACAGTCTAAAATAGCCTCCAGTGGCTCAAAAGAGCCATTTTACAATAAGGCATCAATTATGGAAAAAGGTATTCCTGTTACCATAAGACCAAAAAAGAATGTCTTAGTTTTTGAATCAAATGGTGAGATGGTGTTTACAAAGAAGCCAATCACAATCAACAACCCTGGGGGTCAAGAAGTTCAGGGTGGCTTTGAGCAGACAATGGACACATTTTTTAATAGTTATTTTACACAGTCATTTTTAGAGACTAGCGGAATAAACAGATATTTTAAATCACCAACTCTTTACCACAAATACTTACAGCGTGGTATAAAGGGTGGAGGCCGTGCATCTGGTGTATCAGCAGGGTATAGATGGATGGCAGAAGCAGGAGTAAAGAACTAATGGCAATTTATTATCCACCAGCATTTATTAATGCTTATTTGGCAGAGAAAGTTCCTGCAGAGCTTGGCTCAGGTAGGTTCAGTAATGGGTTAATGAAATTTTTTCCAGCCAGCCCAACAGACATAGAAGCACTAACTGAAACATTTCCAGATGCCTCATCAAATGTTTTTGCTGTATTTGACAGAATGCTAAAAATGAGACGTAGTCCATTTCCACACATTAAGCAAGAACAGCTTTTATATTATTTTTATAAAATGGCAGGTGATCCTGTAGATCTCATAGAAACAACCCAAGTAGTGCAAGACCTGCTAGATAGGGAAGATGAGTCAGCACAGGAACTTAATGCATGGATTCGTGCAAAGCAGGCATCTAATTCTCCAATAACAGACGATGCAGGAAATACGCTTCCAGCACCATTTTTCCACAAAATTAGAATCTATCAGCTAGAAGAAACCAGAGATCTCATAGACTTTGGAACTGCCAGAACCTATGCAGGAAATAAAATAATTATTGATTACGACTGGCATAAATCTTAATTATATACAAAAGGGCGGTATACTTATAACGAGGAAACAAACGCCCACTTATCCATAAAATAAGAGGTGAAAAATATGGCATATACACGTGGTACTAGTGCAAATATCATCGTTGGTGCTGCTGCTCTGTTCACATACGAACTTGGCACACTAACAGATGCAGATTTGCCTACATGGACAGCGAATACATCTGCTAAAGAAGATCTAACTTCTGACTCAGATTTCCGCAACGTTGGTTACACCAGCAATGGTCTTGAGCTACAGTTCCAGCCTGACTTCGGTGAAGTACAGGTTGACCAGGTTCTTGACGTAGCTAAGCTTTACAAGCAAGGCATGCAGGTTAACCTAAATACCACTTTTGCTGAGGCTACACTTGAGAACTTGCTCTTTGCTCTTGCTAGCAAGGATACAAACCTTACTTCAGGTGTTGGTCTACAGACCCTTAATCTATCCGCAGGTGAGCTTGGCGAATGCCCAGTTGAGCGTGGATTGGTTGCAGTAGGTCCTGGTACAGGTGACTGTGCAGCAGAAGAGGAAAGAATCTATGTTGCTTACCGTGCACTCTCAATTGAGAATGTTACAGTAGCAGCAAAGCGTGACGAAGCTACTCAATTCGAAGTATCTTTCCGTCTGCTTCCAAACGACTCAGCATCTTACGGCAAGATCGTTGATCGTACATACTAATAATTGAATATAGTGAATTTGCCTCATGGGTTTTTACCTGTGGGGCATTTTCTTTTGCTATAATTAAATGATGGCAACCAGGGTATATAAAACAGCAACTGTAGACACAATAGATGGCATATCTATAACTATATCTCCACTCAAGATTAAATATTTGAGGGACTTTATGGAATCATTTAATATGATGAAAGATGCAGAGAACGATAGCATTGCTCTTACCTTTATGTCAGATTGTGTCAGGGTAGCTATGCAGCAATTCTATCCACAGGTAACCACAGTAGTTGAGGTAGAAGACATGTTTGATTTGGCTACTATGAGACAAATACTTAATGTTGCTGCTGGAATTGATGTTGATCCAGAAGATGATAATTTAGCTAAACAGGCTAGAGAGGATAAAGAAGGCGTATCTTGGGAATCATTTGATTTGGTGTCACTGGAAGCAGAAGTCTTTGCTCTTGGAATATGGAAAGATTTTGAAGAGCTAGAAAGCTCATTATCATTGCAAGAATTAACTGCAATCCTTGAGGCAAAAAGAGATAAAGATTATGAAGATAAGAAGTTTTTAGCAGCTTTGCAAGGTGTAGACCTTGATGAGAAGACTGGTAAAAAAGATGAAGATCCTTGGGAAGCTATGAAGGCCAGAGTATTTAGTGGTGGTAAAACATCTGATGCAAATGACATTTTGGCCTATCAAGGAAACAATGCTACAAAGGCAGGCTTTGGTATTGGTATGGGTCTAGACTATGAAGATTTACGCCAAAATTAATGCTTGTTTATGATATAATAATATAACCACACAGTATATGTTCATAAGGAGGAACAGTGTCAATCACAATAAATGAAGAAAAGAAAGTTACCCTTATTGATGGAACAGAGATTGCAATCAGGCCACTAAAGGTCTCTCTACTACGTCCCTTTCTCAAGAAGTTTGAGGGCCTAGCAAAGGTTGCAGAAAGCAATGACAAGTCAATGGATCTTTTGATGGAGTGTGTACAGATTGCTATGCAGCAGTACAAGCCAGAGATCGCTGAAGACATCAAGGCTCTAGAAGAAAACCTAGACCTACCAACAGTGTACAAGATTATCGAAGAGGCTTCAGGAACGAACCTTGGAGAGGGACTTGCAGCACTCAAAAACTAAATGAGGTGCTAATCAATGGCTGATATCCAATCAAATATCCGAGTTAATATAGATACTGCCGAAGCTCTGGCAGCTATTAAGGCTCTCCAAAGACAGATATCAACCTTCCAGAAAGAGATGGCAACCTCATCGGCTGCCAATGCTCTTGCAGCAAAGAATCTTCAAAAGTCACTTATTGACGATATCAATGCAACTGGTAAATTCTCAGCAAGTCTAAAAACAATCAGTTCTACAACTGATACTTTTACGAGATCTCTTGAAAAGAATAAGTTCTCGCTAGGAGAATATTTCCGTTATGGAATGGCTTCTAGCAAGAGCTTTTCTCGTATGTTCCAAACCGAATTTGACACGGTAAATAAGGTTGCTCGTGAAAGAGTAAAAGACCTTCAAACACAATATATTTCTCTTGGTAGAGATGCATCTGGTGCACTTAAATCAATTGCTATTAGACCACTAGCACTTGATATGGAAGACCTTGGTACAAAGGCACAAATTACAGCACAACGTACACAAATTTTTAATCAAGTACTTAAGCAGGGTTCTACTAACCTACTAAACTTTGGTAAGAATACACAGTGGGCTGGTCGTCAGCTTATGGTTGGTTTTACAGTCCCACTTTCTATTTTTGGATCTGCTGCTGCACAAGAATTCAAGAAAATTGAAGAAGCATCAATTAAGTTTAAGAGAGTTTATGGAGATGCATTTACTCCAGCAGAACAAACCAACGCAATGCTTGACCAAATTAAAAAGGTTGGTCTTGAGCTAACAAAATATGGTGTAAGTCTTGATAAGACATTGGGCCTAGCTGCTGATGCTGCTGCAATGGGTAGCACAGGTTCACAACTTATTGCACAGGTTGAGCAGTCAACAAAGCTTGCAGTTCTTGGTCAAACAGATACCCAAGATGCACTAAATACAACTATATCCCTGACAAATGCCTTTGGGTATTCAACTAAAGAGCTTGCAGATAAGACTAACTTCCTAAACGCAGTAGAAAACCAAACAGTTCTTAGCATTCAGGACTTAACAGAAGCAATTCCAAAAGCTGGTCCAGTAATTAAGCAGCTTGGTGGTGACGTAGAAGACCTATCATTCTTTATGACAGCTATGAAGGAAGGTGGAATTAACGCATCAGAAGGTGCCAACGCACTTAAGTCTGGTCTAGCATCATTGATTAACCCATCAGAAAAAGCAAGAACAATGCTTCTTGGCATGGGTATTGATATGAATAAGATTGTCGCAGACAACGAGGGTAACGTATCTGGAGTTGTTGTAGAATTTGCAAAAGCATTAGACAAGCTTGATCCTACAGCAAGAGCACAGGCTATTGAGCAGCTATTTGGAAAGTTCCAGTTTGCACGTCTATCTGCATTGTTTAAGAACGTAGTCGCAGAAGGAACACAGGCACAGCGTGTACTTGAGTTAAGTAACATGACTGCATCAGACCTTGCTGCACTGTCTGCAAAAGAGCTTTCAACAGTAGAAGACTCTCCACTATACAAGTTCCAGGCTGCACTTGAAAAGTTCCAAGCTGCAATGGCCCCAGTTGGAGAGCAGTTCATGAAGATGGTCACACCATTCATCGATTTTGGAACAAAGATTCTCAATATGTTTAATAATATGACTGATGGGGCAAAGGGCTTTATCACAACAATTGTTGGACTTGCAGGTGTTGTTGCTCCTGTATTTATTATGGCATTTGGTCTTATCGCTAACGCAATTGCAAACGGTATGAAGGGATTCCTATTCCTTAAGAATGCAATGCAAGGAACTCTTAAAGAGACAACAGACCTTGGTGAGCAAACTCAGTATATGACTACTGAGCAGTTACAAGCTGCTGCTGTTGCATCATCACTTGACCAAGTTCATGGAAAGCTAACACAAACATTTACATCTGAAGCTGCTGCTATTGACAGACTTCGTGATGCAATGGATAGAGCTGCAGCCTCACAAGCTAGATTTGGTGGTGCAAGCGTTGCAGGAGGAGCACCAAAGCGTAAAGGTTTTGCTGATGGTGGAGTAGTTGTCTCAGGTCCAGGTGGCCCAAAGGGAGATAAGATTCCTGCAAATCTTTCAGATGGAGAAGTTGTACTTACAGCAGATACTGTAAAACAAAATCCAAACATCGTTGCAGCACTACTAGCTGGTGGAAAGGTAAAGATTCCTGGATTCAAAACTGGTGGTGGTCCAGGATCTCCAAAGGGGTCTATCTCATATGGATCAACAGCTATGGACATCAATGCATCACAGACTACTGTTGACAGAATTCAGAAAATACTTGATGGAATTGCAAATGGTCTAATCAAGGTTGATCAAAAAGACGAAGTTGTTACAAAATTATTTGATTCACTTGCAACCTTATCAGAAGAGGGAACTGTAGCAGTTAAAAAGTTTCTTAAAGCTTTTGCAGTTGCAGCAGAAGATGTTAGTGGGCAAAATGTTGCAAAGCAAGTTCAAAAATTCTACAATGAAGAACTTGGAGTTAAGGGCAAGCCACTAGCACATGCAGCAACTGGTGTTGGAACAATTCAACAGCAAGCAGATAAAGCTGGAAGAGCTGATGAACTACAAAGAGCAAAGTCACGCCTTGCAGCAGAAGAACAGCTTGGATTGCCTGGTGGACAATATCAGGTAGATAGAGCACACAGGGTAAAAGTTTCTGGTTCTGCAAAGGCATTCCCAGAAGCATGGGACCTAAAGGGTGCTAACCTACAGACACACAGTGAAAATGCAATCTCTGAAGCACTAGCGTCTGGAGAACGACGTGTTGTTAAGTTCTATGACAAGTATGTTGCAGAGCTAGAGGACATGCGTCAAAAGGGTTCTATATCTGAGGATCAATACACATCTATGATGGGCAAGATTAATGACGGTCTTGCACTATCAGAGGTAGAGCTTGCAAAGCAGGCAGAGATCCTAAAGAAGATAACATCAGTTGACGAAGAATATTGGAAGAGTAATCAGGCAGTTGCAAATAACGCTAAACGTGCAATTGCAGGTGCAACTGTTCCAGGAGCACTCTCTTCTGATCCATCAGTTGGTGTTGCAACCCCACAAGAAAAGACAGCGTTTATTGCTGGGGTAGACAGTGCAAAAGACTCAGTAAGAGCAGCAGGAGAAAGAACTGTACAAAATTTTGCAGATGGAATTAATGCTGAATCTGAATCAGCATCTCCTTCAAAGAAAACACGTAAGGCAGCAAAGAATCTAGTTGATGGAGTTGTAGAGGCTGTAGTTGAAGGCAAGGATGATGTTAAGAAGGCAACTCAGACATCTATGGCTGAAGCAAGTAGACAAAACCTATATGGTGGTGCACAGCCAACATCAATTGATAAGTCAAAGAGACGTAATGCAGAAAGAAAATCAATTGTAGGTGCAGCCATTGAAAAGAAGCAGGCAAGAAATACTGCAGCATTCACAGCACAAATACAAAAGACAACAGAATCATTCTCTACATTTAATAATAGATTAATGGGAATTTCTAGCGTACTAGGTTCTGTAACAATGATTGCTGGTATGTTTGGAAATGATCTTGGTGGACTTGGTTCAGTAATTACTGGTGTTTCTTCTGCAATGTTTGCACTTTCTATGATGAGCAATTTGCTTGTAAGCAAAGAAAGACTTGAGCTTGGCATTAAGGCTGCATCTATAATTGCACAAGGAAACTTTGCATCAGGTCTAGCAAAGATTGCTGCAACCTCAAGAATGTTCATTATGGGTCTTCTTGGAATGAATGCTGCAACAAAGGTTGCGACTGGAGCACAAGCTGCAGAGGCAGTTGCTGCAGGTGCAGGAGCGGTTTCTATATGGTCAATGGTATGGCCAATTGCTCTTGTTGTTGCAGGACTTGCAGCACTAGCACTTGGTATAAAGTGGCTTGTTGATTTCTTTAAGGGTGAGGCAGATAAGGTTAGTGGCCTTGGAGATACTGCTGCCATGGCTGCTGAAAAGGTAGCAGCACTTGGAGAAGCCCTTGGAGTTACAACTACAACAGTTAATTTAGCAGATCGTGTTGGTGTTGCATCTGGCGTAACTGCAGATCAGCAATCAATGCAGCAAAAGGTTGAGGGTGCAACTTATGGGTCAGATGCAAAGAGCTTTAAGGATTACTTTGCTGAGAATATTACTGCTATTGGTGCAGCCACAAAGGGTGATGCACAATCATCACTACAATCATTAGCACTTCAACTTGGAAACTCTGGTTTTGGCCCAGAAACAGTTGACGGAATCATTCGTGCTATTGCAGCAGCAGCTGGAAGAAAAGATCTTAACTTAACATTTGCTAGTGTTAATCTAGGTCTTGATACACCAGAAGGCAAGGCACAGCTTGATTCTCAGGTAGCACAAGCAGCTGTATCACTTAACAATATTGCCTCAAAGCATTCAGCAGACCTTAGCGGTCTTGTTACAGGTGGTGCTGCTAATGCATCATCTGCAACTAATACACTAACAACAGATGAGCAAAAATCAGTACAGGTTGCAGGTGGTCAAATTGGTACAAGCCTACAGGCATTGACAAACAGTTTTGAGTCTGGAACAATAGATGCAACAACACTGATAGAAAAAATTGGTGAGGTTGGCACTAGCTTTGCATCGCTAACAGATGAGGCAAAACTAATTGCTCTTCCTCAAATTGCAAAAGCTATGGGCATGACAGATGCAATTGCTGGAATTAATGATATTAATGATCAGTTCCTGATTCTAAAGGCAACTGCAGCAGGTGTATCAATTTCACCAGAACAACTCAATGTTTTGAAAAAGGGTAAGGCTGCAGGAAAAGACTATACAAATACTCTTACAAAGATTACCAATGCAATTAATACAGCAGCAGTTGCTACTGAAAATCAAAGAAAAGAGCAAGATGCTCTTAACGTATCTCTTGCCATTCAGGAACAAGCAAACAATGTTCAAGCAAACATTGATACATATAATTCATTGCTTGCACTTGAAGGAGTAAACCTGACAACTGCTGAGGCCATTAAGTATGCCACAAATGCAACAATTCAAGATGCTATGGCAAAGGTTGAAGCTGCAAAGGGTACAGACAAATACGCACAAGCACTAGCTGACCTAAAGGGTGCACTAAATAGTCTAGTAACTGCTGATCGTCAGTGGGATAAGATTAGTTCTGCTGGAAGTGGACAAAAGTCTCCATATCAGCAAGCTGTAGAAGGGCTAAAGGCACAAAGGACAGAAATCCTAAACTCTGTTAAGGCTTACAAGCTTCTTAAGAGTGCACACCTAAGTGCAGCAGTTTCGTGGCAGTATGCAAATGATGCAACCATCGCTGCTGGTCTTGCAAATGCAAAGACTGCAAAACAGGTTAAGATTCTAACTGACCTCATTAAGAAACTTGAGGCAGAAAAGATTAAGAATGCCTGGGGCAACTGGAGCAAGGAAAATGCTGCACAAAAAGAAGCCTTGAATAATCAACTAAAGATGGCATCTGCACTTAGTGCTACTGGTGCATCTGCAGAAGAAATGGATGCATTGCTATCAGATGAGGCCCTTGCAAATGGCTTTAAGGCTGGAACTGTTAGTGCAGAGCAGTTGCAGTCAGCGATTGATAAGATTCGTGCAAATAAAGAAATTGAAGTCAAGATTAAGATGCAAACTGCAGAAGGCATGCAACAAATCTTTGATGATGCCTACAGCATGGTTCAAGAAGCATTTGATGCTAAAGAGGCACAGATTACTCTTGACTATAAGCTAGGAAAGAACCTAAGTGGCAATAACGTAGACCTTATCAATATGGATGCTCTAGATGCAACAATTGGTGAAGCTGAAGATAAGATTGCTAAACTTCAATACCAGATTGATGATTATGACGCAGGTATTCAAGAAATTGCCTGGCAGGAAGAAGAAGTCAACAAGAAGTATGACAATAGAAGCAAGGCACTTGATAAGATTCAAAAGGCTAATGATGCTATTACTCGTCAAAACAAAGCTCAACTAACAATTGCAGATGCTCTATCGCAAGGTGACATTGCAGCTGCTGCTAGAGCAATTGAAGACAAGAGAGCACAAGATGCAGAAGCTGCTATGACATCACAAAGAGACGCTATGGATGCTGCAAAGGAACAAGAACTTGCATCACTTACAGATTCTCAGGGAAGAACAAGAGTACAGATTGAAGCTCTAAGCCTTGACCTTAAAAAGCAAATTTTTGCAATTGAGGAGCAGACCCTTGAGCCAGCAACTGAAGCAAAGAGACAGGCTGAGCTAAAGCTACAAGCTGCTATTGATTCAATCACTGTTCTTGGCAAAAACAAGACAGCATGGGAAGAAGTACAGTCAGCTGTTGATATTGCAAGAGTTAATTCAGACAAGTACAAGACAGCAATTGAGAAAGCACTTGGCATGGTTAATGACCTTGTCACTAAGTGGGGAGGTCTTGATGGCAAGGTAGTCACTACAACTCACGTTATCAAGACAGTAGAAGAAAAGTCTGGAGCTACTGGTTCAGCTGGTAGTACTGGCACAACTGGTGGCAGTGGGAACACTGGATTGTCAGCTGCTGCAAAACAGGCTGCTGTAGCCAAACTGACTGGTGGCCAAGCCTTAACTGCTGATGAAAAGGCATATCTTAATATTGCAGATAAGCCAGCAGCAACACAAACTAAGTCAATAGTTCCAGGATCTGTATTTGCAACCATGTCTGGATATGGTAGTGTTGCAAAAGCTATGGGCTTTAATTCTGGAGGTCATGTTCCAGGAACAGGAAACTCAGATACTGTTCCAGCAATGCTTACCCCTGGAGAATTTGTTGTCAATAAGTCTGCAGTTGGCAAATATGGCGTTGGAATGATGCGTGCAATGAATAGTGGAAACTTTATGCCATCAATGTCTGGACCATCAATCTCAGTTCCTTCTGGAAATAATTTTGCCCCTACAGTTGTTAATGGATCAAATTCAGCAACATCTGGAAGCTCAGCAGTGTATAATTATAGTGTAAATGTGAACGTAGGATCTTCTAATGCAGGTGCAAATGATATTGCAAATGCTGTAATTGGTAAGATTAGATCAATTGATTCACAGAGAATAAGGGGAGTTAAGATTTAATGGCCACACAGACATATATGGATGGGCGTAAAAAATATTCACGTCCACATGGAATGATGTGGTCAAAGCAGCCACCACTAATCATAAATGGCAAATATGTTCCTTATGGTTTAGAGACAAATGATTACGTTGATTCTCAAACCCCAGCTACACTACAAGATCAGTTTTTAATTTTATCTGATGATAATAGAGAGCCACTAGCTTTTAAAACAGATAGAATTCAGACACGTAAACGCATGGTAAATGGACAAATGCGTTCATACCATGTTGCAGATAAGCTAAATCTTTCCACATCATGGAACCTTTTGCCATCACGTGGCTTTACAACATATCCAAATTTTAATACATCAACTGGCGAAATTGATCCACTTCTTGTATCATCTCAAATTATTACATCTGATGGCGGTGCAGGTGGCGTTGATATTTTGAATTGGTATGAAAATAATAATGGATCATTTTGGGTATACCTATCATATGATAAGTTTAACGAGTTTAAAAAAGATCAATTTAGATTTGAAAGACTTGGAGAATATCCACAGGCAATAGAGATGTATATCTCATCACTAGATTATGAAGTTGTTAAGCGTGGTGGCACACACGATCTTTGGAATATTTCAGTGTCATTAGAAGAGGTATAATGTTTGGCAATCAAAAGCTTATAGATTATCTACAGTCATCTAACAATGTTAGTGTCTCTTCTTTTGTGTTTTCTGAAATCAATATGAACATTGCAACTAATTTTGCCAAGGTTGGTAATTATAGGTATCGTCCAAACAACCCATCATCAATATACAATACGTTAATGTCAAAATATGATAAAAATGATGCAGGACAATACTACACTAATGCAACTAATGCAGATATTACAATTGATGGCGGTATAGATGAGTCAGACCTACCCCTAAAATTTACAGCACCAATAGAGCAAACCAAATTACTATACTCACTTGAGGATTGCTTTGGAAGATTTAGACCAAGATCAGGAATCAATAAAGCTAAATATTTTGCAGACAGATACTTTCATTATGCAGATAAGGATATGGCAAAGAGACCGAGATATTATGTTGCAACTAAAAAAGATACTTTTAAATATTGGACATCTGACAGAATAGAAGATGGAACCAGAGGAATCTCGTACCCAGTAAAAAATGGCAATTCAACAACATATCTTATAGATGATGCAGCACCATTTATCGTTTATTCACAAAGTGTTCCAGTAAATAGATTAGTAGTCAAAATGCAAACACATGTTGGATCAATAAATAAGGGACCATTTATATCTAAATCTGGCAGCTCTTTTGATGACCCATTTTATGGATATAACAATTCAAAAACACCATCTAAGTGGAGAATCCAGGTACTTGATGAAAATGATACATGGATTGATGCAGTTTCCTTTGTCCCATCTGACAGAAGAAATGATGGCACTCCAATTGTTGGTGATGATGGGTATGTAGAGCTTTACTATGGTCTTATAATTCCAACAGAATACTCTACTATTTTTAAATATAAGCGTTCTTTTATCTCTAGTCAGATGGTACCACTTACTTCAGACATAGGATCTGCCTACTTAGTAAAAACATCAGATTCTGATCTTGGAACTATTTACGTATACACAAAAAATGGATACAAAACATTTGCTGCCAAATATGGTTGGTCATTGCTACACACAGAGGTAATTGACTTTAGAAATGTTGTAAATGCGTCTACACCTTATGACTCTTTTATTAATCCAATAACTGGCAAAAGAGAGTATACAAAATATCAGCACATTCGTGGAATGCGAGTAGCTGTTGAACAAATGAATACTAATAATTCATCATTTGACCTTATAGAAATGTCTCCAAGATTAGTTATCGATTTTACAGATATGACAGAATCTGTAGACGTTACAAAGAGCATGTCAGATCTTGGAAATGCTGGAATGCCAGTGGGACAACTTTTGGCAGGAACTGGTTCGATATCACTTTTTGATTATAACGAAGTGTTTAATGAAAATAATAAGCAAAGTATTATTGCTAAATACGCAGACCAAATGTTTAAATTTATGATCTATCAGCAAATGTCAGATTCAGACGGTAATGTCTATACAATACCAATCAAGACATTGTACTCTGCAAATAGACCATCGATCAAGGGTGTCAATAGAACAGTATCATTTGAACTTAGAGATTTATCATTCTTTTTCGAACAAACATCAGCTCCAGAGTTATTGATGGTTGATGTGTCTTTAAGTGTCGTAGTCTCCACACTCCTTGACTCTATTGGTTTTTCAAACTACAAATTCTTAAGAATGGAAAATGATAATGATCTGATCATTCCATATTTCTATACTACCAATGAGCAGTCTGTCATGCAGGTGCTACAAGACCTAGCTGTCTCATCTCAGTCTGCAATGTTCTTTGATGAAGATAATAACTTTGTTGTTATGTCAAGAAATTACCTATTGCCAGATTCTACTGCACCAAGAGATACAGACATTATCTTGAGTGGAGAAAAAACATCAATGCTTTCTGCAAATATTGAAGACATCTCTGTTCAAGAATCAAAGGTCTTCAATGGCGGAACAATCAATTTTCAAGAGAAATATATTCAGAGATCTTATGGATCAATCAAACAAGCATCTATGATTGATAGAGACAAGACATGGATATATAAGCCTGCATTGCTTTGGGAGGCATCAGGAACGCTTAATACAAAAGCTCAAAATGGTCAGATTGCAAATCAGTCAGCCTACACACTTGCAGCTATTCCTCTAAATTCAGATCTTGGAACAAGTCTTCCAGAAGTTAGAAATGGAAGAATAATTAATAATACTATTGATTTTGGAGAGGGTATCTACTTTATTACAAGATACAATGGATACTTCTTCTCAAGTGGAGAAATTATAAGATTTGATGCCGTTCAGTATAGCATTTCTGGACAATCTGAACCAGTCTGGATACAAAGTACACAAGAATACTCAAACTATTTCCAAAAGGTAAAGTTTGGCGGAACAATGTTTCCAACTGGGCTTGTAAGAATATACTGCGAGCCAAAATATGAAACTGTTGACGGAATAACACGATTTAAAGATGGTGCTGTAAACAAGCATGGACGTGGGCAGTTTGGAACACAAATAACGTCGCACAAATATGGACTTGATGCCAAATGGAATAATTCAGATGGCAGCAATCCTACACGTGGATGCAAGATGAACTTGTCTGACTTGCTAACATTCGATGTCAATCAGGCAAAAACAAAGAGCAAAGAGGCATTTATTGGAACGGCAGGACCTGCTAATTCCGTTGTATCCAGTGCTACAAGAAATGGTATTATTAGAAATTCACTTAGTGGAAACTATAAAACTGATGCACAGCTTAGCCAGTTAAAAGTTACAGAAGTTGGCACTGTGCAGTCATCTGCACTAGTGTTTACTGGACCAACATTTTCAAATGAAGTAAAGGCAACTGACCACATCAGCTATATTCCAGTTGGAATATCAAGGCCATTTGCTCATTATGGCACTAGACTAAGAGTCATTGGACGTGCTGAAAATGGAACTAATAAGCTTCAAACTCCATATGGATCTATGGGCTATTATGCAGACGGTAAGGTTGGTGGATCATCTGGAGGCTTGGCTGTAATGCTAAACCCATCAACAAATAACGGATACTACTTTGAGGTGATTGCTCTAACAGATGACTCCGTAATAGGTGATGAAGACGTTACACTAAATAATATTATTTTTTATAAAATAAAAAGTGATGGTAGTGGAAATTCAGTACCGATTAAGCTATGGTCTGGAATAGGAAATATAATTGTTGATTCAGGTAATTTTGCTGGGCAATCAAGAGTAAACTCTGAGCAAAATCCAACAGTATATGACCTAGCTGTTGAATATGAAAATATTGATAAGACATCAGCTAGACGATTCTACCTATATATTAATAATCAGTGCGTTGCTATTGTCGATGATACTGATCCACTACCAGAGTACAGAGATATGGCTCTATTTGTTCGTGGTACATCAAAGGTTATGTTTGAAAATGTATATGCCCTTGCAAAGAAAGTTTCTGTAGATACATCCGCAAGTCTTTCTACTCCTCTTACATCAATATTTGATGATGGCACACTAGATATATCAGAATCGCTAAGAAAGTATTCTATGAGTGGTGCAATACAGAAAACATATCTATCAGATATTAATGGTCAGCAAGGGGCTGGTCACGACATCTTCTTTGAAGAGTTTGGCTCTATTATGAGAGAGGCTGCATATTTCAATATCAAGTATGATAAGGCATATCCAGCATTATCTGCAAAGATATCTCCAACCTTTAATAAGGTGAGGGGGTATACTGTCTCTGGCTTTATGCCAACAGCTTATGGAGCAGAGTTCTTAGTGTTCAACCACACAGATAGCGTCATCAGCCTTGATGAAACAACAGGTAACTATCTTAGAATCCAGGGTATTACGTTTACACAGAACTCTGATAGAAAGCTGACCATTGATGACTACTATAAGCATAATAGTGATTTTTCTAATGTTGATTTTGTGGTTACTGGAACAAATTCACCACTTAAGGCAGAAAAAGAATATTTTGATATTAGAACAAGTAGATCTACATATGGCAAAAACGAATTCTCTATTGATGCTAAGTATATTCAAAATGAAGACTCTGCAAGAGATCTAATGGGATGGCTTTCTTCTAAAATTATTAAGCCACGCAAATCCATTGGTCTTTCTATTTTTGCAGGATCGGTAATACAGCTTGGAGATATGGTTCAAATATTCTGGACAGATGATGCAGGAATTGATCAAATTGTTGACAGAAATAAAAAGTTTGTTGTCTATAGCATAGAGTATTCATTATCATCTGATGGACCAAGCACAACTGTGTATCTAAGTGAGGTAATCTAATGGCAAAATCATCTGCAGATTCTGGTGGCGGAAAGAATCCAAAACCACTTTTACCAAATTTTGGACTAAACCCAATTAAAGTAGGAGTTCCAGAATCACTTAAGGCACCAGCACCAAAACCAGGGGACAAAAACTTTATTGGTCCAGTTGCACCTAAACAACCAACCAAATCTCCAGTTTCAGCAGATGCTGCAGAAAGAAAAGCAAATGCTGCAAGTTCGTTGGCAAAAGCTAATGACGCTGCAGCAGCACTAAGAAAGCTGACTGGTGGCCAAACACTTACTGCTGCAGAAAAAAAGATTTTAAATATTGGTGGAAAACCTGCGACAGCATCAAAATCATCAGGAACAAAGGCTGCACCAAAAACCCCTGTAAGTAATACAAAATCAAAAAAACCAGCTGTACAGCCACAAAAACCACAAACAAAGCTTCCAGCAGATAGCTCAGGAGAAGGTAATGGGGTATCAGCTACACCATCAGCTCCAGCATCTACATCTTCATATTCTCCACCAACTGCTAAAGCTGCTACGCCAGATTTAATTCAGCTTAATGAGGAAGCATTCCCTGTAGAAATGATGACAGATCTTCTTTTTGAAGATATTGGTGGGACAGAGCTTTTGAATTTTGCAAGGCATGACCTAGTAAACGGCATTGATATTAAATACCATCAGATATCAAATCTTGATAAAATTGAGACTATTTATGGAGCTGCTAAGCTTATATCCCTACAAGAAACATCAGAACACATTTTTAGCAAGTTTCCATTAAAAAGATATCAGTATGTTCCAAACAAAACTGATGACCCTTCAGGATTTAATAATCCAGTATACCTTGACTCAGATGGTAACCTAGTCATTGAGCTGGAAAACCTGACAAACTCAAACCAGATAGAGATTGAGTTCCAGGCAGCAGACACTAATGATATAATATATTGAGGTAAAAAATGATTACAAATAAAGGGCAACAGCTAATAACAAAGTATATGATTGGTCAAGCACCATCATACGCATCTCATATTGCCGTAGGCTGTGGGCCAATGCCATATACCTCATCTCCGACTCAGGCAGAGATTGCAGCTCAAAGACTTAAGCAAAATTTAGATTTTGAAATGTTTCGTGTACCAATTACCTCAAGAGGATATGTTACAGAAGAATCTGGATCAGCTACCATCACTAATGCCTCAATATCTAATGGAGTTGTGACATATGCCACAAGTACAAATTCTTTTATAACTGGTGATCGTGTAACCGTTTCTGGAATAACGCCATCACAATTTAACATTTCTGATGCTATTATCATTGATTCTTCACCAACAAGTTTTTCAGTGACCAACCCAATTACAGGTACATATACTTCTGGAGGTACTGCAAAAACCTATTATACAGATATTGTTTTGACAGCAGAACTACCAACTGAAGAAAGATATGAGATTACAGAGGTTGGAGTATTTTCTGCACAATCAAATCCAGATGCAGGATCATTTGACAGCAAAACCATTTATTCTTTTTCACAAAATGAAAACTGGCAATACCATGGAACAAGTATAGAGCCAATTCCAGTTGTCTATTCACCACTTGATACAAACTCTGCCAACGTTTTGGAGGGTACATATCTAGTTAATGGTGTGCTAAAAGACTGTAAGGTTATTCATACTAATGCAGATAATACATTATTTGCAAATGAGTCTAGAATTCGCAGATATGAAACATGTAGATATTTAAATAATATTATTGCTATTCGTGGAAATACGACAAATCTGTCATACAACTCTTCAAGCAAGAGGGTTGAATATGTATCTGGAGATCACATACACCTAAATAATGTAAGACTAAACTTTGACAAGAATTCCCCATCTGACGAACTAAGATTAGCGTTTTCAGTAATTAATAAGCGAGGCGGAGAGCTAGAAAATCCATCAGAGGTAAACCTAATAATGGAGTTTGCTCTTTCTGACTCAGCTTCATCAGAATCTGCAAAGTTTGAGGTGCACTTATCAGATATTCAGGCTGGATTTACAAATAATAGATATTTTGTTGTTTCTAAAAAGATTAGTGAGCTTTTTACAACATCTGGTTTTTCATGGAATCAGGTCACAAGTATTAAGATTTTCTCATCAGTAAAAGATTCTGCTGGATCTATTAGTGATCTATTCTATGTTTGTCTTGACGCACTTAGACTAGAAAATGTATCAACGATTAACCCATTATACGGAATGTCTGGATACTCTGTAGTGAAAACTTCTGGCGGAGCTACAATTAAAAAACTAGAAAACACCACAAACCACATTGAGTTTAGATTTGGCGTTGATATATAATGGCAAATAAAAAAAATAAAATAGACAAGAGTCAATTGCCATTGGTTAATTTTGAAAATAAATATATAGTTAGATATCGTATTGTAGAAGACAAAATTAAGGCATCAGACTGGTCTCACTTTTATGCAATACCTGCCAAACCAGTAGTTGTTGTAAATGGTGTTATTAGACATAACCAAATTGGTTCTAGTGAGTCCATTGATATTATTTGGGAAAATACAAATAACCTTCCTTTATATCAAATTTTTATTAAGTATAGTAATACAGATTCTTATGTTTATCATGGACAATCTCAATCATCTAATTATTCACTAATATTGCCGTCTGGAAAAAGTGCTATATACGTATTAGTCCAGGCAGCTTCGGTTCAAAAAAGGGTATCTACACCAAACTTACTTAAGGTATTTGAAGGAAATTATAGCTGGTAATGGTATACTAGTATAGGAGAAAAAATGGCAAACATAGTTAGAACACCAAGTGCAGGTCAGCCAATTGATGCTACGTACCTGCTAGAATTAGCTGATGGAATCAATAAGGTTGCATCAAGCATATCTTCATCACCAACAGCAAAGCTGACAAGTATTCAAACACCATCAGCAGGAGTGCAGACTGTAAAGACATCAGAGGCATGTTTTGTTGGTGGATATACAGAAATTTCTCGTGGAAACGTTACAGCAGGAACACCAGTATCTTGGGAATACCCATTCCCAGTATTTTTTAAGTATCCTCCAGTAGTTACAGCAACACCAATTGCAATTGCAGGTGCTGACGCTGGTTCTGGCGTAACAGTAATGATCAAGTCTGTTGGACAAAACATTGTTACTGGAACTGCCACATTTGCTAGCTCAGGCAGCTTGTCGGTAGGTCTTAATATAATTCTTGTTGGCATTCCTAATTAAGGATAAAATGGAAAAGAAGCCACATCGCCTTGGGGCAATGTCTCGTGAAGAATATAACAATGCACCAGTAATCCCTGGTAGCAAAAAGGTATATTTCTTAAATGGTGACCTAGTTAGGGTACACCATCTTAATAGATCAAATGGCATAATGTCTGTTTATAATATTACTCAAGATAGAATAGAAAGCTGTTTAATTAGTGATTTCAAGAAAAATAGAGAAAGAGCCTTTACTGTTGGCGAGACTGCTAGTTTAGTTAATCGTCATAAGAAGTACATGCCATCATTGGTCAGGAGAAAGATCGTTCCTCCTGCCATGGGGTCACAGAAGGGCGGAAAAACGGGATGGCAGGTAAGGTCATACTATTCGGAGTCGCAAGTTTTTGAACTTCGTGATATACTGGCTTCATACCACATCGGTGGTCCAAGAAAAGACAAGTTAATAACAAACAATATTACTCCAACACGCCAAGAGTTGACAAGGCGTATGGGAGATGGTATACTAACATATACAAAAACAGAAGATGGCAGATTCATTCCAATATGGTCTGAGTCTATATAGTAAGGAAACGGGTATGGAAAACGACAACACTAAAGTTGGTGTAACTCTTGGTTACACCCTTAATCTAGGTAACTTTCAGTCATTGAGAATTGACCTTAATGTTATTGATAACAAGCGTGAGAGTGAAAGCATTAATGAGGCATTTGATCGTGTCTACTCTTTCGTAGAGAACAAGCTTGCTGAAAAAATCACAGAAGCTAAGTCAGAAGTAGAATAATGGCAGAACGCAAAGACCGTATGGCTTTGCTTAGTCGCTACTCAAAGCTCTACACTCAGAAATATGAACAGAAGCCACAGATCAACATCAATGTTGAGCAATGGGCTGCAGATGCTCTAATTGAGTCATATGGCATATCAGAGTGCTACGATTTACTTGCACACTATTTTGATGTTGCACAAAATCCAAGCTGGAAGTATTTCGCAAACTATGCACAAGACATAATTGACAAAAAGGCACAAATAGAAGAAGATATCAAAGAAAGGGAAATAAGAAGACAAATGGCAAAGAGGTGGCTAAGTGAGTAATTCAGAATCTAAACTAATCTCTGCTGTACTGCAAGATAAGCAAATGCATGTTTTGCTACAGGCAAATGTCGAAAACATTCTTAAGACCCATAAAGATATTTGGAACTTTATCCGTCTATATTTTGAGCAGAACGCATCAGTTCCACCAGTATCTCTCGTTGTAGAGAAGTTTCGTGACTTTCAGCCAGAGTCTAGTGTAGGTGCAACCAAGCACCACCTTGAAGAGCTTCAGGCAGAGTACATGAATGACAGTCTAAAGGACATCATTCGCTCTGCTGCTGCCGATGTGCAGGCAGACAAGGGGATTGAGGCACTTGAAGCACTAATCTCAAAAACATCTGAGCTGCGTAAGAATACCGCTGCAATTCGTGATATTGATGCAACAGATCTAGATTCTGCAATTGCGTATTATGAAAATGTAAAGAAGCAAGCAGAGCTTGGAACTGCTGGAATTAAGACTGGACTTCCAGGATTTGACAACTACTTGCCAGCAGGAATTATGCCAGGCCAACTTGGTGTTATGCTTGCATATCCAGGTATTGGTAAGTCATGGCTATCGCTATACTTTGCTGTACAGGCATGGAAACAAGGTAAGTCTCCAATGATTGTATCTCTTGAAATGAGTGAGACAGAAGTCCGTAACCGTGTATTTGCAATTATGGGAGAAGGTCTATGGTCACACAGAAAACTTGCTGCAGGTCAAATTGAGATAGATGACCTTAAGATGTGGCACAAGAAGGCACTTCAGGGAAAGCCAGAGTTTCACATCATCTCTAATGATTCGGGTGGAGAGGTTACACCATCAGTATTGCGTGGAAAGATTGACCAATACAAGCCAGACTTCGTTGTAGTTGACTACCTTCAGCTGATGAGTCCTAACCAAAAGTCTGATAATGAGACGGTACGAATGAAGAACCTTTCTCGTGAACTAAAACTTATGGCTATTAGTGAAGAGGTGCCAATCATTGCTATCTCATCTGCTACACCTGATGATGTTACAAAGCTTGATACTGTTCCAACTCTTGGTCAGACTGCATGGTCTCGTCAGATTGCATACGATGCTGACTGGGTTCTTGCTCTTGGTCGTGGAACAAATTCTGATATCATTGAATGTGTCTTCCGCAAGAACAGAAACGGTTTTATGGGTGAGTTCTTGGTTCAGGCAGACTTTGATAAGGGATACTACAAGTACAAGGATTTTGAGGATAAGTAATGGCTAACTATACTTCTGATCAAATTAAAAAGGTTCTCATCGGTGCAGGACTTACTATTGAGAAAGAGATTGACTCTGACTATATTGTTTTTTGTCCATTTCACGCAAACAATAGAACTCCAGCTGGAGAAGTAGATAAAAATACTGGAAAGTTTTTTTGCTTCTCTTGTCACCACGTAGCCGATTTGGTTGAGGTTGTTATGCATACAACTGCAAGAAGCTATTTTGAAGCAGCTAGGTATATAAAATCAAAAGAAGGCTTGTCATCAATTATCGGAGACATTGAGAAAAAGCTTATCACTGTTCCAGAATATACTCAGTATGACCAACTTCTAATCAAGAGACTTAATCAACAAGCACTTGATTCTCCAAGAGCAATGAGGTATTATTCTGGTAGGCTAATCACTGAAGCATCTGTAAAAAAGTTTCAGCTTGGTTTTTCTGAAAAACAGGATATGGTAACAATTCCAGTTTCTGCACCAGACGGAATGGAGGTTGGCTTTGTTGGACGATCTATTGAGGGCAAAGACTTTAAAAATACTCCTGGATTACCAAAGTCTAAAGTACTGTTTAATTTACATAGAGTAAAGACATCTAGCAGGGTTTATGTGGTAGAATCGTCTTTCGATGCTATTAGGTTAGATCAGGTTGGGATTCCAGCAGTTGCAACATTAGGGGCTATGGTCTCTACAAAACAAATAGAGCTTCTTCGTAAATATTTCAACTCTATTTTTGTTATCGCAGATAATGATGAGGCAGGAAGTAACATGAGAGACAAGATTATTAAAAGTCTTGGACCAATGGTTACAACTGTTAAGCTAGATTCTGCTTACAAGGATATTGGTGACATGCAGGACGAAGATATAAAAAGGCTAGATATGTCATTTGACAAATCAATAATGGCCATGCTACAATAATATAACAAACAACAAATAAGGAGAACACCATGGGTGTAATTAAAGGGCTAAAGGATATTAATGCAATCCTTGATAAGCCAAAGTATGAAAGCACAGGAGCAAAGGTTCGTTGGGTAAAGCTAGCTGACGGACAGGCTGCAAAGATTCGCTTCGTTGAGGAGCTTGATCAGGATTCAGCACACTATTCAGAAGACCGTGGTCTTTCTGTAGTTATTGCACAGCACACCAATCCAAAGGACTACAAGCGTATGGCTGCTTGTACTATGGAAACTGAAGGTCGCTGCTTTGCATGTGAGATGGCACGCAAGGAGCCAAAGGCAGGATGGCGTTCTAAGCTTCGCTTCTACTGCAACGTTCTAGTTGACGATGGCCTTGAGGCACCATACATCGCTGTCTGGTCACAGGGTGTCACAAAGCAGTCTGCATTCAACACTATTCGTGAGTATGCACTTGAGACTGGAAGCATTTCAAACCTAGTTTGGAAGCTAAAGCGTAATGGTCAGGGAACCGAGACTAACTACACTCTAATTCCTACTGGTCCAGACTCAGAGCCATTTACTTGGGGAGATTATGAATTCCACAACCTTGAAAAGGTAGTTCGTGAAGTTCCTTACCCAGAGCAAGAAGCATTCTACTTTGGCTTTGACACTCCATCTGTAACATCAACCAACATTGATTGGTAATTAAGTTTGATTTGGGGGTAACTTCGGTTGCCCCCATTTCATCTTACCTCTTGACAAATAATTTTTATAATGCAATAATTAATATAATAAACAAAGGATATAAATGAGTTACGCTGGTCTACACGTCCACACACACTACTCGCTATTTGACGGAATCGCAACACCACAGGAATATGTGGACCGTGCCGTAGAGCTGGGAATGCCAGCAATTGCAATCACTGACCATGGATCTCTATCTGGTCATCGTGAAATGTATCGTGCTGCTAAAGAAGCAGGAATTAAGCCAATCCTTGGTATTGAAGGATATATTACAAAAGATCGTTTTCACCACGAAGACAAGAAGTCTAATAATGACCCACTAGACCTTAACTACAATCACTTGATTATTATTGCAAAGAATGCCAAGGGTCTACAGAATCTCAATAAGCTAAATGAAATTGCTTGGACTGAAGGCTTCTACAAGAAGCCACGCATTGACTGGGATGTTCTTGAAGAATACAAGGATGGACTAATTATCACATCTGGATGTCTTTCTGGTGTGCTTGCAAAAGCAATTGAGGCAAATGAGTTTGCATATGCAAAGGAACACATTCAGAAGTGCAAGACAATATTTGGGGATGACTATTACATTGAGGTAATGCCACATAATCCACCAGAAATAAATAAGGCACTGCTAGATTTGGCAGATGAATTTGGTGTAAAGCCAGTTGTAACTCCAGACTGCCACCACTCTGATCCATCACAGAAAGAGATTCAGGAACTTAAACTAATCCTAAACTCATATTCAAACAAGGTTGAAAAGGGTGCAACATACGAAGGCTCTAAGAAGTATGACAACCTTATGGACCGCTTGGATTATCTATATGGTGCTGATCGTCAGATGTCATTTAATAAGTTTGAGATTCACTTGCTATCTGATGAGGAAATGCACAATGCTATGAAGGCACAGGGCATCGACCGTGAAGATATGTATGAGGCAACTCGTGAAATTGTTGACAAGGTTGAGGACTACAAGATTAAAGACCACCAAGACTTGCTTCCAGTACAGTATCAAAATCCTAATAAAGAACTTCGTGAACTTGCTCTAGCAGGACTCAAGGAGCGTGGAATTGAAACTGAAGAATATCTTGCACGACTTGATGAAGAGCTAGAAGTAATTGAGGCTAAGAATTTTGGACCATACTTCCTTGTGGTACGCTCTATGATTGCATGGGCTAAGAAGGAGGGTATTATGGTGGGGCCAGGTCGTGGTTCTGCTGCAGGTTCTTTGCTTTGCTATGCACTAGGAATTACTGATATTGATCCTATTGTTCATGGATTGCTGTTCTTCCGATTTATCAATCCTGAGCGTAATGACTTCCCAGATATTGATACAGACATTCAGGATTCACGCCGTGAAGAGGTAAAGGATTATCTGGTTCGTCAGTATAAGCATGTTGCTTCTATTGCAACATTCTTACAGTTCCGTGGAAAGGGAATGGTTCGTGACATTGCACGCACACTGAATGTGCCATTGGCAGATGTTAACAAGGTACTAAAGGTTGTTGATGACTGGGATGACTATTGTACGTCAAAGCAGTCAGCGTGGTTCCGTGAGAAGTACCCTGAGATTGAAACATACGGAGAACTTCTTCGTGGTCGAATTCGTGGTACTGGTATTCACGCTGCAGGTGTTGTTACATCTAAGCAACCTATCTTTAAGTTTGCACCATTGGAGACACGTACATCTCCAGGCAACAAGGAGCGTATCCCAGTTGTGGCGGTAGACATGGAAGAAGCAGAGCGTATTGGTCTAATTAAGAT